CCGCGTCGCGCGCGCCAAGTTTGCAGCCTCCACAGAGAGGAGGATAGGAGCCGGCGGGTGAGCGCTTTTACCTGTCCGGGTGCTCGATGATCGCGACCGTGCCGAGTTGTGGGTGGGTGATGTGCATCTTCCAGTAGAAGGCAGCGTCCCCGTATTCGCGGAAGGTGAGGGCGGCGGCGCGGCGGGCGCCCTTCTCGGTCTTGTAGGTTCCGTGGAGCTGGGCGAGTGGCTCGCTGGGGGTTTCGAGGTGGAGCTTGTAACGGTAGGTGGGCATTAGACTTTCCTGAAGTGTGACGGGTCGCAGTTGTAGCAGCCCGGACAGTTCCACGGGACGAGGCCCTTCTCCAGGGTGCGGCGCTTCCCGCAGTTCTTGCACTCCCAGTCCTGTGTCTGGCCGTCCCAATCCCATGAGGCGCGGGGAGACCAGGATTCGCAGAGCTGGCAGAAGTGCATCGGGGTGTTCACCCTGCCGTTCTCGGTGACGGTCATGCGATTGACGGCGAGGCCGGGCGAGCCCTCGGCTCCGCACTCTGGGCAGCGGGTGATCATCTCTTCTCCACTATCGCCCGGGGTAGCGGGGCGGGCTTGCGCTTCGGGCGTCCGAATACGAATTCCCCGAGCTGGATGACTCCCTCAGTCATGGCGCAGAGCCAGCAGAGGTCGGTCCATCGGGACCAAGGGGGGACGACCTGGCAACAGGCGCATGGCTTGGTGGTGATCATTGGGTCTCCAGGCGTCGGAGGCGTCGCTTTTGTCCCCATTTCGTTAGTTTTCTAAGCATGGTGTATAGGACACGGCTTCCCGATGGCGGCTTCCAGCTCGCAGCCTCGGCAGGGTCCGGTCCCTGGCTTGGGGTTGGTCCAGCGGTAGCCGTCGGGCTCCACGATGGTGTCCTCGGTCTCCTTGCACTCGCAGTCGACGCGGTGGGCGGGGTCGAGGGGGAGGAAGAAGTGGCGGGCGGCGCCGGGGTGGTGGTTGTCCTCCTCGGCGTCGCTCATTCCAAAGGCGCGGAGCACGGTGCCCACGGTCTTGGGGCGCTCGCCTCGGTTCGAGATGGAGATGTGCCACTGGAGGCCGATGCCGGAGCCGTCGGGGAGTTCGGCGTTCAACAGGGAGCTGATCACCGTCGTCCCGCGGGCGAGGCGCCAAGCACTGCATGCCAAGACGTTGGAATCCCACAGGGTTGAGGGCGGGGTGGATATTCGCTTCCATCGTTTGTCGATGGGGCGCTTCTCGGTTTGGATCATTCTTTCATCTCCTTGCGGCGCCACTCGACCAGGTGGATACACTCCAGGCAGAGATAGTGGCCGTCGCCGTGGCAGTTTCCGTTGGTGGGTGCGCCAGATTTGAAGTGCAAGCAGGGGTTGTCCAGGTCTCGGACGCCATCTGTCCCGTCTGGGACGCGCCGGGCTTCGGCCCCATAGCCATGAGGGCGCTCGGCTTCGTCTTCGAGCATGGCTCTGTGGAGGGCGTGTAGGGCGGCCAGGGTGCGACGGCTTTGTCCGCCTGAGTTGCAGAACTCCACCGACTGCCCACTGCCCTTCTCGCCGGCCTCGCGGACTGTGAGGATGATGTCCCCATCGTCGCACTTGAGGAGAGTGAGCCGCCCGTCTGGGCTCATGTCCTCGTTGCGAGTGATCTCGCTATCTCTGCTCATCGCTCTTCCTCCCAGGCAAAGCCGCCGCCGTACTCGTCCTCGTAGCGGACCCGGCAGTAGGTTGTGACAGGCTCGGTTCTTAGTACTCCGCCAAGCCCGAAGCTTGGCCCAAGGCCGCGGGACAGGGTGAGCTTCTCCGCTGTGGTTCCAGCGGGGCAGCCAGGCCAGGGGCACGGAACGGAGAGGTCGTCCAGGTGCTCGCAGCTCATGGGTCCTCCGTCTTGAGTTGAAGGCGGGCAAGGCGCGAGAGCTCAATGACGCTCTCGCGGTAGACGTATGCCATCGGCTCGTCCCCGATCTCCGCCAGGTACTCGTCAAGGTCGTCCAGGTCTTGGGTGCTGAGCTTGCGCCCTTCCATCTTCTTCGCGGAGTTCAGGCGCTTGCTCTTGAGCTCGTTCACCTCGGTGAATAGCCTGTTGCGAACCTCCTTGAGCTCCACTAGCTGGTTGAGGAGTACGACGATCAGGTCCTCAATCTCTGCAACCTCCCGGGCGCAGTTGTCTCCGAGCGCCTTCCTAACTTCGTCTATGGCCCTGTTGAACCTGTCAAATAGCGGCTTTAGCATCCCATTTCCTTTCCGAATCCCTCAAAAGACATCGTCCGGGATCCCTCCTATCTCCTCGTAGCGTGTTCGTGTAACGGCAATGGCGTTGACCCGCCAGGCTCGCTTCCAATCCTTGGGGCGACCGCGGAAGAAGCCAGTGCAGGCATGGCGGTCTAGGTGGTGACCAGAGCAGAGCGGAATGCACGTGTCGTCCGGGGCCTTCATTCCGATCCCTCGCTCCAGTCCAGCGTGGTCGGCCTCGACAACTCCGGTGCAGGGGCCAGCGCCCTCGACGCCCGCCAGGAGGCAAGGCTGGGTCTTGACCCACTTCATGTACTCGAAATCCCTCTCCCTTCTGGCGTACTTGGTCTTGCGCTTGAGGCGCCGTGTTAATTTTTTCGGCTTGGTTTGAGGTGTTGCCGGCTTCGAGGGGCCGCGCTTCATGGCGGTCCGGCGGAGCGGGGTCTTGCGCTTTAAAGGGGAGCGCTTCACAGGGCTACCCACCTTGTTTCTGCCAGGCCGTAGCCGGCGTCCATTCTCTCGAACATGGTCATCGGTCGACCTATGATGACGCGCCCACCCTGGAATCTGTGGAGCCTTTTCCAGGCCTCGACCCTTCCACCGTCGTCGACAGAGTCCCGCATTTCGAGATCTCGGAGGTGTCTGAATTCCTCATGGGTCACAAAGATGCACCCGTCTTGCTTCCAGGCCATCCCTAGAACTCCCCCGGCTTCCGAGAGGCGATGGCGTAGAGGTGGACCTGCCCCTCCCTGTCGCCTCTCTGAATGGCGCGCGCCATGTCTCCGGCCCATATCCAGGCCTTGAAAGCGCCGTCCTTGCCCAGCGTGTAGTCCGAGGCCTTGGCGACGGCGTTCACGAATCTCTCCATCTCTTCCCTGTTCATCTCAGTTTCCCATTTCTCCGCGGACTAGCTGCCCCCAGCACTGCGAGCAGATGAGCCCCTCGGGTCTGGAAATGCAGGCCCCCGGCCTATCGCAGCGGACGCAGGTCACCACGACCTCCACCCAAACCGCGCGCGGCATCCTCGCCCTCTTGGCGAACCTCCGACGCGCCCATGCCTTTGCCTTCTTTCGCACCCACTGCGCCGCATCTACCACGGCCCCGATGACATGGAAGGGCCAGCCCGGATCAGCCGAGTGCATCAGGGTCCTCCGTTTCACGTGGAACGAATTGGGCCCAGCCGGCTCGACATTCGCATCCGTCCTCAAAGCATGTCGGCTCGCCGTCCAATCGGGACATGCCGTGGCGCTCCGGCGGGTGTCCGCAGGTACAGGACTCGACATCGAAAGCCTGGGGTAGGGTGTAGGGGCTGAAGTCGTCCTCGTCCATGGCGACTTCCATGGCCTTCTGGATCCACTCCCTGCGGGTGAAGGCAGGGCGGGCAAGGTTTGCCATCCAGACCCGGTGAAGAGCGAGCCACAGGTCTCGCTTCGTCATACCTGCCCGCCCCGGTACGGGCCGCCGCCTATGTTCACCATCTTCGGGACGGAGATGGGGTTCTTCACCCACTTCTCGAAGTCCTCGAAGCAGCTACGGCAAAGCAGGGCCTTGTGGTCGCCGAAACCGTCGCACGTCTTCGTCTCGTACCACTTCTCTCGCCGCTTGAAGTCTGGGTCGTTTTCCTCGTGGCCGCAGCGGTCGCAGGCGTAAACCTCGCGCTTCTCAATGGCCATCAGTCTCGCCCTCCCCGAAGGACTACCCCGTTGAGATCATAGCTTCCGGGCGGAACGGATGCCGGGGAGCGCTCGGAGTCGTCGAACACGACGCTGATAGCGCCATCCTCCTTCACCCTCTGCGCTTCGATAGCGGCCATAGCCTCCGCCCAGGTTGGAAACACTCCGTCGATCCTCGCCTTGCGCTCTTCTTCGAGCTGGGCCTCGTATGCTTCGGCAAGCAGCCGATTGCTCCGGTGCATGAGGCCGACGCCAACAAGCGGAACCCAGCAAAGGTACTTGCCTGCCTTGGAGTACTTGCGGCTCTTCTCGAACTCAGGGATTTCCCGAATAGGCCGGAAGGTGATGCTCATGCCTTCCCCTCCTTGCAAACGTCCCCCGACTTCAGGCGCCCCCACTCCTTCGGGAAGTGGAACTGGTTGCTATGCCTTGCGCATCGAACCTTGCCGTCGCTGCTCTCTCCGATGGCAGTCTTGATGGGGCACCCAGGCTCAACGCATGGCCTGAGGTCGCTCATACTGTCACCGTCGTTTCGAGCTGAATGAACTCGATGGGCTCGACCAGCTTGAAGACGCAGCTCCCATCGTTGCAGCTTGGGCAGCCGTACTCTTCGATCTTCGCCTCGGGGATTTCGTTAGCCTTCACCCCGAAGAAGACGATCGCCTCGTGGTCGCTAATCTCCTTCTGGCAGGTCCTGCACCTGAGGGGCGGCTTGTTGCCTATCGCCGCTTTCACTTCTATCGCCATGACTATCTCCTTCTCTCCATTCGGACCTATGGGCCCATTTCTTACAGTCGGCGCACTCGACGACCGTTGTGTCTATCGGCAGAGGCCGACGAGACGACCCGCAGAACGGGCAAACCTTCATCGCTTCAAGCTCTCCAGGTAGTCGGCCTGGTGGCGGAGCATCTCGATCATGTCTTCGCGCGCGGCGTTGGACATGTAAGCAATCTCCCCTTTCTCTCCGAAGTCGAACACCATCAACATGTATCCCATGGTCTCCGGGAGGGCTTCGTTGACTGCCTGCGCAATCCCTGCGCATGCCTTCTCAGTCCCGGAGTACATGATCTCCCGGAGCGGCGTTACCTCCCCGCAAAAGTTGCAGCTGTACCAGCTGCCGCCCTCTGCGGAGTGACTGATCCCGTTCCCCACTTCGTCGCTGTGGCGTCTGCAATTGGGGCAGGGTTTGAAGATGGCCTGGCTCATTCGGGGAACTCTGAGTGGGATACCCCGTCGAGCTTGGGGAGTGAAATTTTCATCCCGCTTTCGGTGATCTTCTGCTTGTAGAAGAACGCGGCGCCGGCCTCCGCGCACTGGTCGCGAATGGAACGGACCCACTCCTCGTTCATTGGGCGGGACTTCCTGGCGCGCTCACCACCGCAGATGACCCAGTCAACCCGCGGGGTTCTATTCAGCGATGCGTCCGTGTCCTTGAATGGCGAAAGGTATCCCCTCTCGTGTTGCAGCTCGATGGGGCCAAGGGCCGGCTCGTAGCTTACGAAGCGGACAGCGGGCCATGGGGCCTCCAGAAGGTGAGGAATGCGAATGTCTGCCTGCTCCTGGTTTTCCGCTGTGGTGCCGAGCCAGATGTTCGGCAACGTCTCCCACTCTTCGCGAGCGTCCAGAAGGTGCCAGTTCTCCGGGCGCTTGGTGAGAAGCAGCCAGATGAGGTTGGGTGTTTGCTCGATGAGGTGAAAGAGCCGGCGGCGCTCCGCGTCGAGCAGTGCGTTGATCTCCGGGTTCTGGTGAATCTCGAAGACGTCCGCCATTGAGGCGCAAAAGACCCGATGCTTCTCCCCGAGTTCGCCGGCCTTGCGATTCCAGCGGAGCGGGTTGTTCCAGTGCTTCTCCCCGAAGAACTTCCGGGTCGACGTCGCGCCCCAGTGGTCTCCGCCGAATCGGTTGCTGTGGGTCTCCGCGTAGCAGTTCTTGCACGCTGCCGAGACCTTCACGCATCCCCACCACGGGTTGAAGGTGTGGTGAGTCCATTCAATTTGCGAATCCTTGCCCATTACCGAAGCTCCTCTGCCGAGAAGTATAGGCCGTTCGACTTGTAGGCCAGGCGGTTCGCCGTGAGGGTGCTCAGGTAGGTCGAGAAGGTCCCGCTGGTGTGGCTGAGGCCAACGGCGTCGCCGATCTCCTGCTTGTCCATCCCGCGGTTGTCGCCGGCGAGCAGGCGGAGGATCTCGCGCTCCTTGCCTTTGAGTCGGTCGCACCAGAAGTCGAGAAGCTCCTCCCTGCCCCTTGGGGGGCGTGGCGCATCCTCTCCGAGTCGTTCGAATCCGAGATCGGTGATGTACCAGAGCCCATCGCGCTCCTCGATGAGGTCGACCGTCTTGAGTGCGGACCAGTACGTCGAGAAGGTCCCGCTGGTGGATTTCAGCTTGGCCCCCGTCGCCACCTGGCGCTTCGTCATTCCTCCGGGGGAGAGTGCGGCCAAGACCTCCAGCATCCTCCGCGCCCCCTTCTTGAGCGGCGCCTCTTGCAAGGCCTGCCCGTAATTCTTCCTCGTGCTGGTGTGGAAGACCACCCCCGTCTCCTCCCAGCGCTTTCGGAAGTCGTCCTTCTGCTTGGCTGTTACCACGGGCATCCGTTTGCGATGTTCGTTCACCTTGGCCACCGATTCTCGATAGGTGTCGGCGGCGGCCGCCATCGCATGCCTCGCCGCGTCAATGGCCTTGCCGAATTCTTTCCCCACCCTGAGAATGTCGCTCCGGTAGGAGTGAAGCCTCTCTGCCATGTCTCCTGCTGTGTCGGAGAGCTGCGCGAGGTATTCGTCGACCTGGCGGACTGCTTCTTCGTCAATAACTGGAACCGGGACCTGCTGGATGTTAAGGGGCTGGTCGCCAAGAGTGCGGACCTTCTTCTCTAGCTCGGCGATCTTCTTTCGCAGATGTCTAGGGTCTTCGCTCTTGGCCCTTTCGATGGTCTCCGCCATGCTCTCCTGAAGCGCGCCGAGGTCGATGGGCTTCAGGTTCTTGGCCCTGGCCTTGTCGCCGAACTTCGGGGTCGAGCTGGCATCGTAGGTCTTCTTCTTCGATACCTTCACGCGAACAATCCCGAACTCCTCAGGCCACCAAACGAAAGCCTGCCCCTTCTTCAAGTCGGAGAGCTTCGTGGTCTCCTTCGTGTTCTTGTCCATGCCCTTGTGGTCGATCCAGTCGAGGATGACCTTCCGGTCTGCGCCGATCGTGTTCATGGCCACAAGGATGCTGGCCTGCGTGAGGCAGGTCTTTGAGACCTGGGCAGCTCGCTGGCAGATGATGGTCCCACCGATTCCGAAGTTGCGCCCCATGGTCACAAGCTCCTCGGTTGCTTCGAGCATCTCGTTCTTCGAGCCCTTCGCCATCTTCTGCGGCATGAAGCGATAGGCCTCCTCCCAGAAGATATGCATGGCCGCCGGCGCGAGCTTGCGCCCTTCAAGCAGGGCCTCCGAGAACTCGGTGACAAAGCGCCGCTGCTTCGCCTTCGTCATCAGGGTGAGGTCGAGGATCGCGCTCATACCGGTTTCGATGAGGGTCTTGGCAACGAGGGCACCGGCCGAGGCTTCAAGCGGGATGTCCCCGTGCCTGCCTCCGAGAATCTTGATGTCCATTCCCCCTTCGGGCTTCCCATTCGAGCCGAGGCGGAGGCCGTACCAATTACCAACCGGATCGATGACAACGGTCTGAGCACCGACGGAGAGCATCCCCTCCGCGAGCTTCGTCGCCGTGTACGTCTTTCCCGACCCTCTCTTCGCAATGACGGAGAGCACCTCGGTGATCACATCGGTCGAAAACTCCAGGTTGCTGGCAAAATCTATCTTCCTCATTCGTCCTCTATCTCCACGTTTATTTCGCACCAGGTCCAAGTCCCCTGCATGGTGATTGGAACTTTCACGACGCCGTTGGGTTCTGGCTCGCAGCTGCCTACGCTCACCTTGTCCGCGACCAGTATCGCGTGGTCGGGGACCTTGTCCGGCACATCAAGGCCCAGGCCGCGAGCTTCACTTGCGCTCATTCCTAGACGCCAGCTCATGCGAAAGCGACCTCCGGCGGATTCGTTAGGCTTCGCGCTCTCTCCAGGAACGCAAGCTTCGCATCGGGCTGGCTCTGCGCTTGAATCTCCCAGTCCCATCGGCGGTAGCCGCGAAACCAGTCGGAGGTGTCTGCTTCAAGCAGGTCGCGCGCCTCGGTGACCAGGAGAGTCATATCGGCGTGCTTGATGAGTTTGCGAAGCTCTGCGTCCATCACGATGTTGAAGCGGGTCGCGATCGCGTCGTCTAGCTGCCTCTCGATGTAGTGGAGGTCTCGCTCGATGCTGCCGAACTCCTTCATCGGTCCGAATATGTCGCCCATATACGCTTCGTGGGCATCGTGCATGAGGGCGGCGAACTGCTCCCTTCTGGTCCCTCCCATCTCGCCGACGTAGTGCGAGACCAGGCAGCTATGCTGAGCCACGGAATAGAACTCTTTGGTGTGGCCATTGAATCGGCACTGCATGCTCAGGGCGTGGGCAATGTCCTCCATGTCGATGTCTCTGTAGTTGGGATCGACTAGGCTCACCCTCTTGCCTGTTCTTGTCGTAATCATCATTTTCTCTTCCTCGCTTCTTTCTCAACATTACGGACCAAGCTCACAACGAAGCGCCAGCTCGGCGGAATGGTGTCGCGCCATGGTGCCTCGACAGTCGGGCGCACTGGGATGTATGGATTCCCCTCGTTGTCTTCCTTGACCTCAAGCAGGCCGGCAAACAAAGGGAGGTCCTCGGCCTTCAGCATCCCCTCCGGCGCGACGAAATAGAACTCGTTCGAGAACCGAAGAGCGGGTCGATGCTTCAGCGGGTCCTTCACATCCTTGAGGAAGTCACTCCGCGAGATCTTCACCTCGTAGGCGGTCCGCTTGTTTCCCTTCGATGGATGGTGGTGCATCGTCCATGCATCGATCCGGCGCTCGCTGTCCTTGCCCCAGCCTGAGCCGCCGCGCAGCTCTTCCACGAAGACGTGGTCGACGAAGCTGTGACGCTTGCGCAGTAGCGCCGTGATGTCTTTAGCCTTCAACGCCATGAGGGCTACCTTTTGGAGAGGGCTACCTGCATAAGATAGATGGCGGTCTCCGCGTGCGTTCCCATCCTCTTGTCCATCGGGACGCTGCTTTCGATGTAGTCCACGATCTTCTGCATTTGCCGAGTGGGATGGAGTTCCCGGAGTTCCTCGGCAACCTGCCCCCGGGGCATGTCTTTCTTTCCCGCCGTGAGCTTGCAGTCGTACATCGGAAGTTTTCCGAGTTCGGTCTTCGAGCACTCCATGCTCTTGCATTCGAGCTGCGTGATTGGACACACGATCATTTCATCTCTCCTACGACCAGACACAGGTCCGGCATGTTTCTGAAGCGCTTCACCATCTTGCACTTCCAGTTCGTCGGAAGGCCGTGGCTCGCGCAAATCTTCCTAGCCACGGCCTCCGCTTCCTTTCTCGACTTCGCCGAGTTCTTCGAACAACTGAGGCTGATGAACACCCTCCCCAGTTCCTTGTACCAACTCGCCCCTGCCGCTCTTCCGCAGAAGGTCACCCTCGTCTCGTCCTCGAATTTCATCCAGACCCAACTCCTCTATCACTACGCGGGCGCCGCCCTTCGGCCCCCACAACTTCAGCGAACTAATACAAGCGACGAAGCAGTCATCGCCGAAGCAGATATCCCGGAGCCCGTCGATCAAAGCTCTCTCAAGCTTGTCGAGGTCGGGGGTCTGCGTATGAACAACAGGGGCGCGCTCCTTGCCCTTCTTGTCTATGCCTGTCTTCAGTGGCCGAGACTTATCCCCACTCACGTAGTGGTTCTTAGGCCTGGCCATGAAGAAGACGATGTCGAGCTTCACGGCTCCGACGACCGGGTCCGCTTTGAGCATTGCTGCCCTAGCTGCACCGCGCACCGCCTTCTCCCATCCCTTCGTCCTGTCGTTCGCGTTGATGACAATGGGATGCCCGCGCTTCACCTGCTTGCACACCTTGCAGGGTTTGCCGCGAGGCGGCCCCATCATGGCTCGCGCTGAACCTTTCGGGGCCGGATCGCCGTGAATGAAGAAGGAGATCATTCGTCGTCGCCGTCGTGTGCAACCTTCGACTTGTTGACCTTGAGGATGGTCTTGCCATGCCCGTACTTGACGTCCTGGATGTCTCCGTTTTCGTCCTCGTAGCGATAGATGACCTGAGCCTCTTCGGCATCTTCTTTGAGAGTGATCTCCCCTTCTTCGATGAGCCGGTCGATGGTTGCCTGAAGGTGTGCCTTCTGCTCGGCCTCCTTGATGTTGAGGTCTTGCCGTGCGCTCCGAACTTTTCGGTAGGCCTCGGCGGCGTCCGTGAGATCTTCGATCTCCTGGCGCTCTGTTCCTGGGATTTGTCCTTGCTTGCGTTCCATTGTCTCTGTCCTTTCGTTAGTGAATGCGGGGGATAGTTACTGCCCCATACTTGGAGAACTCTCGGTAGAACCGGTCCACCATCCACGGCTTCCGCTTGTCGGGAAGAAGGGCGATGAAGTTCGGGTGCCCTGGGTCGTCGGCAACAACTAGCTCGCGCGGCTTCTCTCCGAAGAGGGCGATCTGGTGGTCCTTCGACGTCGTCGAAAACTCCATCCGGCCTTCGGGCACGCAGATGGGGAAGTGCATCGGGTTCGCCTCGACGCGGGTCCGTTGCAGTGTCTGGAGTTGGTTGATGTTGAAGCCGACGTAGATGGCGGCCGTCGTCCTTCCGCACATCCATTCGCGGACCAGCTTCTCCCAGAACCTCTTCACAAGGTTGCCGGACTTATCACCCGGAGGGTTGACCAGTCCATTGCCCACCCAGTGGTTGTGCTCGGCCAGCCCGTTGTCGCTGCGGGTATAAATCTTCAGCGCACGGATCACCGTGTTGAATAGCTCGGAGCTGCATGGGTCGTAGTCGATCTCCCCGTTGAAGACGTAGCGCGCCGAGTCCACGTAGTTGTCTGGCGTCCCATAGTCGGGGGACAGCGATGAGAATTCTCCTTTGCCGGCCACTAGCCAACCCTCCCGAGTCCCTTGTCGATGTCGATGTTGACCGTTCCACCCATTCGGCCCTCGGAGTTCTTCACAATGTCGATGTCCATCGTGTTGTACTCGCCATCGCTGAGAATCATCATGAGCTTGCACTTCTGCTCGATAGAGCCGGAGTCCTTGAAGTCGTCCATCTGCGGGCGCCGATTGTCCTCGATTCGCTTAATCTGGCCGATCATCATCATTGCGATGTCTTCCTCGGCGACCATGGCTTCGAGGTGGGTGAGGTTCTCCTCGATTCCATAGTTCCTGGTCATGTTGCGATCAGGGTTGGGAACGTTCTGGATGTAGTCGAGGGCTACGAATTTCACCGAGTAGCGACGGATGAGCGCCTTGGCCTCTCGGCAGATCTCGCGCATCTTCTTTCCGTGAATCTTCACGACGTGGTAGCGCTCGTTGACCTGCCTCATCCTCTCGACGGCTTGCCGAATCTTGAACTTCTCTTCTGCGTTCACGTCGCCGTTGAGTAGTCGGATCCTCTCGATGCCCGTGGCGTTCGCCAGCCCAAGGCGGGCGCCAACGTTCGGCTTGTCCTCGTTCGTGAAGACGATGACGTTCTCGCCAAGGCTTGCCCGGTAGTTGCAGAAGTTCCAAAGCATGGTCGACTTACCGACGCCGGGACGGGCGCCAAGCGCCGTAAGAACTCCGATGGGGCAGCCCCCGATCTCCTTGTCGAGCCTGTCGACCCCGAGCTTGATTCGCGGATGGGCGTCGCCGCCCTCCCACTGGGTTTCCATCCGCGCAAGTTCCGCATCGGCGGCCTCGGCCATCGTGATGGAGTCGGACTCCTCGACGGTGTTGAGTTCGGCCAGGTCCCGAAGAAGCTCATCCACGATCTCGTCCGAGGTCTGCGTTCCTGCCTCGGTGAGGTACTTCTGCGCCTCGGAGACGCTTCGCGAAAGAGACCGGAGGCGCCGGTGCTCTTCGAGAATCTTCACCCAGTACTCCGCGTTGTCGGCGGTCGGGGTCGAAATGGCGATCCGCGAGATGTCCGCGAGGTCCACACCCGAGCCAGGACCGAGGGCATCCTCCAGGGCGATCTCGTCGATGGGGCCATCCTCCTCGTAGAGCTTGGCCATCGCCCGGTAGATTCGGATGTGCATCGGGTGGCTGAAGTGCTCCTCGGAGAGCTTGAGCCAGCCCATGATGCTGGAGTCGAGCAGAACCGAGCCGAGGACCGCTGCCTCCGCGTTGTGGGCCGTCAAGCGCCCCGTGACCGTGTCTGCCTTACCCTTGCTCATTTGCCTGCCTTTCTCGCTCCTCGCGCTCCTTGCGCCGCCGCTCGCGCCATTGCTCCGGGGTTTCACCTGGTGGCCTCTCCGGCTCTGGGGCCGGGGCTGTCGGGGGTGGGAGCTTGCGCTGGCCGTTGACGTACTGCGGGGTCTTGTCGGCCTTCATGGCGACCCGGATGTTCCCGAACTTGTCCCTCAGGCTCCGGGCAGAGAGCACCACGAAGGTGTTGTCCGTGCCGAAGAGCCAGTCGATGGCGGCCCTGATGTCTGGCCATGCCTGCTTGTCCTTGCCGTGAAGCAGGTCCAGCTTCTTGGCCCAGGCCGTCTTCTTCGGCTCCGTCCACGAGGTCGCCAGAGGCTGCCCCGGGTCCTGGCTGAGGATCTTGTCCTTCAGGTACTCGGCAGCCCGAAGGGCCGAGTCGCTGGGCTTTTTCTTTTCAGGGGGAGGCGGGTCCGGGGTGTCAACCGCGGACAGGTGTGGTTTTCCGTTCTTACCTTCTACCCCTTCTTTACCTTCTTCTATTGGTGTGGAAGCAGTGTGGGAGTCGTGTGGAAGTTGTGTGGAAGTAGTGTGGTTTGAGTGTGGGTCGTCCTCTTCCCATGCCTGATATTTGCTGTAATTCAGAATTGTTAGGTGCGTAAAACCGCGTGTGGGTTCTATGCGCAAAAATTCGCATTTCTGTAGGAGTTTCAGCGCAGCTCTAACCTGGTTCTTCGTCACTCCGGGGCACTTTTCGGCGATCGAATCGAGACTTGAGGCCACCTGCCCCCGCCCGATTTCGACATGCCTGCCTCCGAAAATCCGGCGACCGGGCTTCCAGTTCGCCATCAAAAGGAGGTTCACGGTCACCTTGAAGTAGGCCGGCTTGAGGTCGTTGACCCAAGACTCCAGCATGAGGCGATGGAGTTTTATGTACCCACCCTTCGCCATTAGAACGGAGGCGGCGTCTCCTCTACCTGGATGGTTTCCACCTCGACCAGGGAGTCCGAGGACTCAAAACTAAAAAGCGGATCGACAAACTCGATCGCGTGCTTCTCCCTCAGCCACTGAAGCAGGACTCCCTCGACTTCCTTCCGGTCGAGCGCGACTTTTTTGGGCATCTCTCAACTCCTAAAAACAGGAACGGCCCACCCTCGTTGGAACATGACCGATGCAAAACGCACGTCATCGAGGGTAGGCCGCGCCTGAAAAAAGAAGTTCTGTCTGCGTTCGGCAGTCATGTTCCGGGACCACACTTACGCCAAACCCGGAGATCTTGGCAAGGGGGTCCCGCTAATTTTCCGGTTCTTCGGGATCGTCCGGGAGGAAGTCCTCCAGCCTCAGGACCTTCCCGCGCCGTGCTCGGCTGTAGCGGATGAGGGCCACGGCCTCCTCGATAGTCGGGGTCTTTTTGCCGCTAATCCGGTCATATGCGCCTGTCCGCGAGCACCCGAGAACGTCTCGGATGTCTTCGACTTTCAGCCCGCTGGCCGCAAACCACCGGCCAAATCCCGTGATCGGCTCCGATCGTTTTCTTCCGCGCGTTTCGTCTTTCTTTCCCCGAGACATTGACGCTATGTTAGTCCCGGTTTTACGGAAAAAGAAAGGCTAGAAAGTCATGGCGTTGACTCAAGAACAACTCGCGGTCCGGGCTACCGGGCTTGGCGGGACCGATATGGTTGCAATTTTAGGGCTCTCCGAATACCGGAGCCCGATCGATGTCTACCTGGAAAAAAGACACCAGCTAGGCCTCCCCATCAACGTTGCGCCCCCGGAGCCCTTCATGGGCAACGAGCGGACGGAGTGGGGGCACATCCTGGAGCCCTTCCTGGCGGACCGCTACGCACAAGAGACGGGGATGAGGCTGATCGAGCCGACCACCTTCCGGCACCCCGATGTGTCCTGGCTCATGGGCACGCCGGACCGGCTGGTCTTCAACCCCGCATGGGACGACGCACTCGACGGGACGACCTGCTACGTCCTCAACGCGGAGACCGGCGAGGAGATTCACATCAAGAACCTACAGAAGCTGTGGGAGGGCAAGAGCCACGGGTTCTTTGGCGCCAAGGAGTACGACCTAGAAGCCATGCAGGTTCCCGACGACAAGCGCATCCAGGTGGCTCAGTACATGGCGCTCACCGGCTGCCAGGAGGCCGACCTCTCGGCGCTGATCGATACCCACCTGTACCGGGTCTTCCACATCCCCCACGACCAGGAGGTCGAGGACTACCTCCTCGAAGAGGGGGAGATCTTCTGGAACAAAATCCAGAATGGCATCGAGCCCGAGCCCGACGGTACCAAGGGGTTCTCTGAGTACGTCGCCGAGCGCTTCAAGCTACACACTGCCGATATGATCGAGATGCCGGCCGAGTGCGCTAAGCACATCGCCGAGTACAAGGCAGCACGCGCGGACATGAAGGCGGCCGAGGGCCGGAAGAAGCTCGCGGCCCAGGAGATTCAACTCGCGATCGGCGGCAAGCAGGGACTCCTCGGACCGAACGGGAAGCCCGTCGCGACATGGAAGCGCCGGGAGCGGGGCTCGGTGAGCTACGGCAAGCTGGCCACCTACCTCCGGGACGTCGGCGGTCTCACGGACCTGGAGTTCGACGAGGCCAAGGACAAGTTCACCGGTGAACCCATTCGCGATTTCCGGGTGAAGTGATGACCTGGCACGAAAAGTACAAGGTCGACGTTCCCGAGGGTAGATCGGGAAAGTGGAGCATCGAGCGCGTGGAGGTCTCACAGAAGGACTCCGAGGCGGCGGGACTGCGTGCGATGTTTCAGGCCGGAGAAAGGGGACGACTTCCGCCGGGGACGTACACGCAACTGCACCGAGGGAGAGCGCTCATCATGAGCGACACCCCGGACGAGATTAGGGACCACCTCGACCCAATGCGACGAGCAAAAGGGGATGTCCTCATCGCCGGCCTTGGCATCGGCATGGTGCTTCACGGTGTGGCGCAGCGAGAGGATGTCGACTCCGTGACCGTCATCGAGAAGAGCGAGGACGTGATCGCATTGGTTCGCGAGCACTACGAAGCAAAGCCCTACGGCCACAAGATCACCATCATCCAAGCGGACATCTTCGACTGGAAGCCACCGAAGGGGCAGACCTGGGACTACGCATGGTTCGACATCTGGGATGTGCTCTGCGTCGACAACCTGAAGGAGATGACCAAGCTCCACCGGAAGTTCGCCAGGCGCGCCGAGAAGAAGGGTAGCTGGGGCAAGGAGTTCCTGCGCATGATGCGCGACAGGGGGAGGCCATGAGCGAAGACAGGAAAAAATCGGCAATCAACAGCAAGCTAGCCGCACACATCGCAGAACGAGCAATGCGACAGGGTACCGTCGAAGCCATTGCAGCGGAGATCGAACCCCTTCTCGGCCAGCTTGAAATGGCATGGATCATCATGGCCAACAGCTCAAACTGGAGCGACGGCAACGGGTCCACAGGGTGGTCCGAAGCCGCGGAGAAGTGGCGCGAGGAGTACTTCGAACTCTACCGGCTAAAGGACGAGGCTCCGGCCATCGATCAGACCCACGAGGTACAAGAGAAGGTAGACGAGGTCGTGCGCAGCCACATCCAACCGGGGATGACTTGGAGCAAGGAGCTGAAGGAGTCTCTCACCAAGGGAATCGCGAACGACTTGAAGAAGCTTACAGAGGACTAGGAACACATCATGGCGAAGAAGAACGAAGAGAAACCAAAGCAGACACAGGCAATCGAACAGAAGAAGAAGCCACCGCCCGCGGCGATACAGGCTCGCGACTTCCTCAACGCAAGGGCGGACAAGTTGTCCGAGTGGTGCGTGAAGGGATCGGGACTCACCGAGCTTGACCTAGTTCGCATCGGGACGATGGTCGTTAGTCGGGAGCCGAAGTTCCACAACCCGAAGGTTTGGCCGTCGCTCTACTTGTCACTGATCACGGCTGGCCAACTTGGCCTAGAGCCCTCCGGTCCGATGGGAGAGGCGTACATCATCCCGTACTGGGACAAAGCCGCCAAATGCCACCTTGCGCAGCTACAGCCCGGTTACCGTGGACTCATCAAGCTGATGACCCAATCGGGCGTCATCAAGTCGGTCCGCTCCTACGTCGTCCACGAGAACGACGACTTCGAAATGCTTCTCGGCAGCGAGCGCCGCGTCCACCACGCGCCTTGTTGGAAGGGAGATCGAGGCGCCCCGGTTGCGGTCTACTCGATCGCCACCTTCCACGACGGGGACGAGGACTACGAACTTGCCCCTTGGAGCGACGTCGAGAAGGCCAAGAACTCCGCGAAAGGGAAGTCGCCGGCGTGGGACACTTGGCCAGAGCAGATGGCGCGAAAGTTCGTCATCAAGCGACACGCGAACCAGCTGCCACTGAGCCCAGTGGCTCGGCAAGCCGTCGACGTCGACAACGTAGACACTGAGACCATGGCTTCCGACACTCAGGCAATCATCGATGCCGATGTCATCGAGGCACCGGAAGAAGGGCCAGAGGACAAGCCCAAGAGCAAGCTCGCCGGCAAGCTCGCCAAGCGCAAAGAGAAGCGACAGGAGCGAGAGAAGGAGAAGGGCTTCGTGCAAGAGCGAGGAGGCGAGGAGCCCAAGGAGAAGGAAGAGGAGAAGCCACCCCCACCAGAGGATGAGGAAGAGCAGCTGGACGAGATGTGCTCCTTCTGCGGTGACAAGCCAACCGACAAGTCGGGGGCACCCTGCTCTACGTGTCGCGATGAAATTGCAGAGGCTGAAGCAGAGGAGGCAGGCAAAGAATGATCCGGGTTTACAAGGAGTTCCGATTTGAGGCAGCTCATAGCCTCCCACACCTTCCGAAGGAGCATAAGTGCCACAACGTACACGGTCATAGCTATCTTGTGCGCGTCACCGTTGAAGGGGATGTCGACCCTTCAACGGGTATGGTCATCGACTACGCCATCATCTCCCAGCACTTCAAGACATTGGTCCACGACGTCTTGGACCATAGGTTCATCAACGATGTCCAAGGTCTCAGGATTTCCACGAGCGAAGTGCTAGCCGAGTGGATCTGGAAGAAACTCCAGCCTCATATCCCTGTGACAGAGGTAGAGGTTAAGGAAACCCCAACAGCCGGATCTATCTACCGAGGGCCGTGAGGGTTTACGTTGGGCAGACTAGATCGCGAGCACTGATTGACGAGTTGTCCTCCCTGGGATTCGGTGAATGCACTCAGCCGAAGGAATACCCTCCAAGGCGGACCCCTTGGTTTCTCGACAACGCGGCCTTCTCGGCGTGGAAAGCTGGAGAAGAATTCGATGACGAGAGGTTTGTCGTTGCCATGGATAGGGCCCGAGAGGATGACCGCAACCCAGACTTTGTTGTCTGCCCAGACAAGGTGGCGGACAGCGAATCCCTGGAATTCAGCCGCTCATGGGCGGACATTTGCCGAGGCGGTCTTCCCGAAACTCCGTGCTTCCTGGCCGTCCAGGACGGCATGAAAATAACACCCGATACACTAGAGGGTTTCGATGGTGTGTTCGTTGGAGGCACTATCCCCTGGAAGATCAGAACCGGCGAGAAATGGACTCAACTAGCCCACTCCGTAGGTCTCCAGTGCCACATCGGCCGCGTAGGTACAGCCAAACGGGTCAAGTGGGCACAGAGGATCGGCGCTGACTCAATCGACTCAAGCCTTCCCCTGTGGAGCAAAGACAACCTCCGTATTTTTGTCACAGCTCTGAACAACAGACAGATCGAGCTGTTCAGCTAGCTGCCGACAGCGTGGCGGACTTTTCGGCGTCTCTTGTCGGCGATGGCCTGAGCGATTGAGCAAGCGCGGCAGCGGGATGAGATTCCCTCTTTGCCGCGCTTGTAATACTCAGAATCTACCGGCTTCATCTCCCCGCACTTTCGGCAAGGCTTCCACCATTCGCCGTCTCGAAACTCACAGCCACCATGAAGCCTCTTATGGGTGAGAGCATCGAGAATCTCAAGATTCCCGATGTGGTTATTGAGCTTATCGCCGTCCTTGTGGTGGACCTGCATTCCTTCGGGGATGGGCCCATGCTCTCGCTCCCAGACTAGGACATGTTCCATGCGAAGGCGCTTTTGCTCGGAGCACCAGATGCGCCGGTACCCCTTCTTGCTAATCGATCCGTACCCTCCCGGGGCGCTACTTTTTGGACCTCGGCTTCCCATTCTCAATAGCGTAGCGTGTTCGAGCCTCCGACAGTGCGGCGTATTCTCCATTCATCTCGACACCGATACATGCGATCCCCTCTCTCTCTGCGGCGACCATGGTGGTGCCAGAGCCTAGAAAGGTGTCGATCACAACGCCTCCTGGCGGAGTTACCAGGCGTAGTAGCCACCTCATGAGGCGCACAGGCTTAACAGTTGGATGTGGATTCGCACTGTCGCCGGTCTTGCCCGCGCGCGGATTTTTTGACCCTGCCGACCCTTCCTTGCGCCCCGTGACCTCGTTTGCCGAGGTGACTCCGAACTCTTCGAGCCCCGCGCTCTTCTCGCTCTGTGAAGGCTTCGGGCAGGCGAAGACGTTGGCAGGCCAGCGGCCTCCGTCGACCTCTCCGCTCTGAGGTCCTGGCCATGCCTCGTCTCCGTCCTCGAAGCGGCAGGCATCGATATTCAGACCACCGGTACCATGGCGGAGTACGTTGTTCGCGATGGTGCCCTCGGTTGGCTTCCTGGCGAGGACGGCGGGCTCCTGAGCTGGCTTGAGCGCTGTCCCCCAACCTTCCCACTTCTGCGCGTTCTCCGTTGCCGCCGTCGAAATCTTGAACGTGTGCTTCGAAGACTTGGTAATCCCTTGCGCCGCTGTAGAGGCTGCGATCGCCTGCTTCTTCGTATTCACGCCCTCCTTCTCGCCGACAACCTTCCGGTTCCACCAGTTGGGCCCGGGCTCGTTCTTCTGCGCGTTGAGGTCGAGGAGTAGCGTCTTGATTCTCTCGGGCGGCTCTTCGACCTTGAGCACCTCCAAGAGCGTCGGCACCTGCTCCAGTGTCGGAACAGATGGCTGGCTCTTTGAGCTGGTCCAGTGTCCTGCCATCCCCTTGAAGCCGAAGGCGTCATCGATGTGGGTGTTTTTGAGGCCTGCGGCGTCGCGCGCTTCTCGAATCCAGGCCGTCACCTCAAGCACCTCATCCCGGTTGTGCTTCATTTTGTCGATGGCCTTGGAGAGGTCCAGGTTCTTCGGGAAGCCCTGCCAGTAGAGCCAGGAGATTGTGTCGCGAATCTCGAAGCCGGCATCCTCGATGGTGACCCCTAAGCGGTGAACCGTGCGAGTAGAGGCAAAGGCGACGATGTGGCCGCCTGGCTTGAGGACACGGAGGCATTCCTTGGCCCACTCGATGCCAGGCACCGAGCTGTCCCACTCCTTGCCCATGAAGCCGATCCCGTAGGGCGGGTCCGTCACAATGGCATCCACCGAGTTGTCGGGGAGTGTTCGCAGGTACGCGATGCAATCGGAGCAGACAATCCGGTGAGGCCCGACCTCTCGCTGCTCTTCGTATTCGAACTTTGGCCGGTCAACCTTGGGCGGGATCGCATCGTCATCATCCTCCTCGTCGTCCTCGGTCCCGGCGTCGTCTCCCAGGGTGCCCAGGTCGGTATCGTCGGCAGCGAGCAGCGCGATGAGGTCCGGGTCGTCTTCGCCGGACCAGCCGATCCCCTCGAAGTCCTCCTGGTCGCTGAGCATCTGGGCCAGGATGTCGCCGTCCCATCCGCCTTTCTCGGTGAGGCGGTTGGCGGCCATGATGTAGGCCTCTGCCTCTCGGTCGTTTTTCGTCCTGCCTCCGCGCTGAACCGGTACGAACCAGCGCCCATCCACGTTGCGAATCCCGTCCGGGGCGTTCTCTCCGGCGTCCCTGAGGGCCTGGAGCGCCTCCACTCGGCCGTGGCCCGACAGGAGCCTCTTGGTCCTCTCGTCGAGCACTGGAGAGTCCTGGGCTGCGAAGCGCTTATACGAGGCCTTGATCTCAGCGATGTCGTGGCCCTTCGGGTTCCTCTTTGCGGGGAGGACGCTATTCAACTCCATGTACTCGATTCGCCTATCTGCCATGGCGAAAAGGCTATCAGAACCGATCCGGTTTTTGTCCAGAATACGCGGAAAATGATGGATGCCGTCTCAGAGGTATGGAATATTGATGATGTTGACGACGGGGGCAGCTCGCAGAGAGCAGCCCAGAAAGGGACCGATATGAAAAAGACCGAGAGACTTTGCTGGGTTGCCATGGTTGGACGAGTTCAGCTCGCAACCTTCTACGCAACCGAAGAGAACGCGCAGGCCAAGGCGAAGACGATCGCCAAAGGCTACGGTCACCGGACCTTCTGGGCGCGGGCGGTGCAGGCATGAGCCGGGAAGATATGGACCTGCTCGTCGACGTTTTGCGCGATGTCCTCATGGACCTTGTTCGCGAAGGACTGATCACCGAGGCGCGCGCGGACGAGCGAGCCCGCAACCAAGCCATGGCCCTGATGGGTACCTTCGAAATGAAGGCCTGCGCGGAATGAAGACCAACGCGCTCACAACCCTGGAGGAGGCCAAGGCCTGGCTTCGGAGCCACTTCAAGAAGGGCGCGACCTGCCCCTGCTGTGGCCAGTTCGTCAAGCTGTACAAGCGATCGCTCAACAGTTCGATGGCCGTCGCTCTCCTTCTCATCCACAAGCACTACATGCGCAACCCTGGCGACGGGTTCATCCATGTCCCCTCGTACCTATCCAGCTGCGTTTCAACGGCGACCGTTCGCGGAGGAGACTGGGCCAAGCTCCAGTACTGGGGGCTCATCGAGTCCGACAAGGAGAAGCGCGAAGACGGGTCCAAGCGCTCCGGGTATTGGAAGATCACGCCAGCGGGGACGGCGTTTGTCCGCGGCGACATCCGGGTCGCTAAATACGTCTACCTCTACAACAGCAAGCCCACCCGCATGCAGTGCCACGAAGACGTTTCGATCTACGAGGCCCTCGGGAAGAAGTTCAACTACCAGGAGCTAATGCGAGGATGACCAACCTAAAGCTTGTCCAGGAGCTTGAAAGGCTCCGCTACCTGTTTCGCGGCAAATGCTACGGCGTGATGTGGTTCGACGGAGACCGGTGGGAGTGCTCCTTCTGCGGACACTTCACATACTCGGACCCACGCGAAGAAAAGCACCATAAACCCCACGACGACTTCCGCGAACTCGCGGCCCGAAGAATCGATGCACTACTTGGAGAGAATCCCGATGCCTAAAGACTGGAGCCAACAACAACGAGCCATCTTTTCTTGGTTCAAAGCCGGAGACGGCAACCTTGTGGTCCGCGCCCGCGCCGGAACTGGCAAGACGACCACCATCGTCGAGGGCGTCACCTACGCACCTGAGCGCAAGATTCTGCTGGCTGCCTTCAACAAGAAAATCGCGGTGGAGCTGGACGCAAGGCTCACCCACCCAGGAGCAGAGGCCAAGACGCTGCACTCCGTCGGCTTCGGGTTTGTTCGCAACGCCTGGGGGAAAGTCGGGCTCGACACCAAGGGTAAGCGCGCCCTAGGGATCGCAAAGCGAGTACACCGAGGCGCGCCGGATGCCCCTCTTAAAGACGCGGTGAAGCTCGCGGCAGTCCTCAAGGCAACGGCCCCGATGATTGGAAGCGGCGCCGAGGTCGAGCCCGAAGAGCTTGGCCTGGCCATGGACACGGCTGCCAACTTCGACATCCAGACCGACGAGAAGTGGGAGGAGAAGGGGTACGACGAGACCTGGCTGGCCGGAACCGCGATCGAGATTCTTCGCGTCGGCTGCGAACTCAAGGACGGGACTATCGACTTCGACGACATGATCTGGCTTCCCGTCCGCAACGGCTGGATTCGCCCACGCTATGACCTGGTGGTCATCGACGAGGCCCAGGACATGAACCGAAGCCAAATCGACCTGGCCATGGGCGTCTGCCGGAAGAACGGACGGATCGCCGTAGTCGGCGACGACAAGCAGGCCATCTATGGATTCCGCGGGGCCGACTCTTCGAGCCTGGACCGCCTACTTCATTCTCTCAAGGCCAAGGAGCTGGGCCTCACCACAACCTACCGATGCGGCAAGAACATCGTTCGCGAAGCCAAGCGCCTGGTCCTAGACTTCAAGGCCTACGAAGGCAACTGCGCGGGCAAGGTTGCCAAGGCCAACATTGGGATGGCGCTCGACCGAGCAGAGCCCGGTGACTTCATCCTCTCGCGCACAAACGCCCCGCTGGTCTCTGCTTGTCTCAAGCTCCTGCGGGACGGGAAGCGCGCCAACATTGAGGGGCGCGACGTTGGCGCTGGCCTGAAGGGCATCGTTCGCAAGGTCGACCGCATCGCCCCTGGAGACTTCGAGGGCTTCTGCGCTGCCCTGGAACGCTGGTACGAACGCGAGATCGCCAAGGCCGAACTCCGAGGCGAGAAGGGGCTCCCGACAATCGAGCGCGTGAGCGACCAGTACGAGACGCTCTGCTCCCTAATGGACGGCTTGGACAGCGCCGACGCCATCATCTCTCGCATCGAGATGCTCTTCGAGGACACCAAGGACAACGATGGGCGGAAGATCATCCTCAGCTCTGTCCACCGATCGAAGGGGTTAGAGGCTGATCGCGTTTGGCTCCTGGAGGACACCTTCTTCAGCCGCAGGAAAAAGCCGCCGCAGTGGGCCTCTGCCGACGAAGAGGAGAACATCGAGTACGTGGCGATCACTCGCGCCAAAGAGCTGCTCACCTGGGTCGAGGGAACGCTGTGATCTTCGCCTGGGAAGTCCAGGTGCCGCGCCCTGAGAGCGGGCCAGAATCGTTTTTCTACTCAGAAAAGAGGAAGGCCGTCCGCCTGTTCAATGAAGCAGCCGCGGACATCTGGTGGTCAAGGGTCTCCTACGGGGAGGATGTCAAGGTGGAGCTTTTTAAGCTGGGCACAGACCTGTCTCGGAAGAGTCTCTACCTCGCGTGCCTGAGCGGTTCGCCGCTACTGCCCAGCCGGAGAGAATCCGTCAGGACCTGGACCATCGCCAAGGGATGCCCTCTAGTCGAGGACGATCAGCTTTTGGACGAATACATCCGAGGGGCTAAGCTTGATGCTCTCTCTCGCAAGTATGGTATGGCACGGAGCACTGTGCATGACCGGATGATGAGAGCCAGAAGGAAGATGAGGTAACGGTGGCAAAGAAATTCACAACGCGCCATATGCGCAAAGTTCACATCGACAAGGACGGCAACGAGTCGGTCCACTATCTCAAGCAGGTAGGCCCCAGCTCTTTCATGCCCGACCCCGAGCCACCAGAGTCTGGGTACTGTGACCACTGCGGCGTTGCCATCGACCCTCGCCACACCGAAGAGCTACGCGATCGGGTCGCACACCTTGAGGCGCGACTCGTGAAGTACGAACCACTCAATCTCCAGGCCGAGGCCGACCAGGAGGAAGCGGAGATCTCGGAAGAGGAGGAGATCTACGCCGAAGAGGCGGCCGAGGAAGAGCTGGATGCCTTGGCCTCGGAGCCCCCATACTGGGGCGGAGAATTTTAGGGATGGGCCGCCTCTCGGTCTCCGTAGTCGTCAACAAACTATGCCCCGAGAGGGGCGGCAAGAAGGCGGCCCACCCCACTTTTTGAGAACAAAAAAGGGAGTCCACTGGAGGCTAAATGCCAGCGGACTCCCAGACTTTCACTTCATGGCGTTGAAGTAAGATGAAACTACCACAGCGAAAAAACCCAAACAACGAATCGAAAATAGCCAAAGCCTTACTGGGGCTTGCAGCCGTCTCCGCAATCATTGCGCTGGGCGCGCTGGGCTTCTACCTCCGGAGCCGATACGTCCGATGGACCTCGGACGCCGACGCGACGCAAGAGCGCATCGAAGAGCTTCAATCGCAGGTCGATGAGCTAAAGGAAGCGGCCGCGAATTTTAACGCCGCCTTGTCCGAGTCGTCCGATGCGACCGCGGAAGCCCAGAAGAGGGCCGACCTTGCACACGACAGGATCGAGTACTACCGAGATGTACTTCACATCGTGGCCAAGACTTGCCCCGGTCGGATGCGGCTTCCATGGCTTCACGGAGACCCAGGGCACCCAGAGGAGACCGCGCGATGATTCTGGACTTCGTAAGAACCCCCAGGGACGGAGGCGTCGAGCTGGAGATACGCCACCCGATGCTATGGGACTTCTTGGGCCCGGGGTACCGCGTGATGTTCCGGCACACCTTCGCAAGTCACCAGGCCATCGAAGACGCACGGATGGAAATCAAACTCGCAATTCAGAGCGGCCATCTGGCCGAGCTACAAGAAGAATTTAGAAGGAGAGACGGGCAATGAAAATCACACTGCTAGAGATCAACGACTACAAGCGACTGAAGAGCGTCATCATAGAACCAGGAGAGCGGAACCTCATCCTGGTCGGAGGCAAGAACACCCACGGGAAAAGCTCGCTCCTGGGAGCCATGGGCGCAGCCCTGGGAGGCAAGAAGGAGGTTCCAGAGGAGCCCATTCGCCACGGCGCCGACAAGGCGTCGATTCGCATCGAGTTCGACGAAGGCGCGCTAGTTGTCCGGCGCAAGTTCACCAAGAAGAGCACTACGATCGAAGTCACCAGCGACGGCAAAGTTCTAAAGTCCCCCCAGAAGATTCTCGACGAGCTGGTTGGCGCGCGTTTCATCGACCCCATGCGCTTCTCGCGACTGCCGGCCAAGGAGCAGCGCGAGGTCATGCTCGACTGCGTTGAGCTGGACATCGACCTTGATGACAACTTCGCCAAGGAGAAGGAGGCATACGAAGAGCGGCGCGCACTCAACCGCGACATCAAGAAGCTCGAAGCCAAGGCTGGAACACGGCCGCCGAAGCTTCCGAAAGACGCCATCGACCCAGCAGGGCAGCAAAAGGCGCTCGACGTGCTCCTCGAAGACTCCGCCAAGGCCACGGAAGCCAAGCACAGGGCGGAAGGCATTCGCCGGAACATCTCCGAGGCAGAGGAGAAGGTTCGGCAGATACAGGCTGAACTCAAAATGGTCCGCCAGAAGCTGCAAGACGCCAAGTCGGAGGCCGACAAGCTCAAGGAGGACCAAGCGCTCAAGCTTGCCGACCTCGACATGGTCGCTTCTCAGGCCCCAAGCGACGAAGAGATCGCCCAGGTCCGTGAGCGACTGTCCGAAGCCATGGCGCAAGGCGAAGAGGTCGCAGCGATACGCGCACAGATCAAGCAGCACGAAGAGGTGAGCAAGGAGCTCGCCGACCTCAAGGAGGAGTCGCGCGCCGCTTCGCAGACGATCGAGGCTCTCAAGGACCTCCGCAAAGAGGCTCTAGCCAAAGCGGAGATGCCGATCCCTGGCCTCACCTTTGATGAAGACGGACTCCAGCTCAACGGCTCTCCCTTCGACCAGGCCAGCGGAGCAGAGAAGCTTCGCGCTTCGATTGCAATCGCCTGGTCTCTGAAGCCTGAGCTTCAAGACATCTGGGTAGAGGACGGAGCTCTACTCGACGAGGACTCCCTGGCTCTGGTTCGCGAGTTCGCGGAACTCAACGACCTCCGGGTGTGGCTTGAGAGAGTCGGGGAGAGCGACGAGGGCGCGATCATCATGCGAGAAGGAGAGGCGCAGGATGCCTAAGGTCAAGCCGATGACAGCAGCGGAGCAGATGGTGTGGGCCGCCGTGTTCGCGAAGGAATACGACATCCACAACCCACCGAGCAGCGCAATTGCCGACGACGACAAGTGGAAGGAGTGGGAGCTCTCCCAGTTGACCAGCGCCGCCGAGTGCGCCGGTGGCGCCGTCTCCGCCCTCAGGGGGGCACAGGAGGCAATCAGGGAAGGATGGGACGGGTTCGACGTTGCGGACTTTGCCGCTCAGATGGTGAAGCGATGAGGCTCACCGACGAACAAGCCATGGCTCTGATCCGATGGGCAGAGGCCGCGATGATTCCGCGGGCCGCCGACGATGACGAAGCAAACATCAGGTACCGCGAGATTCGACTGGGTGCCCTTGCTGTAGCCCATGACCTGCGCGCGACGGCCAAGAGGTGCCACCGGTGCTCCGACGTCCTCGGAGCCAAGTACAGACAAGCAGTTCCCGGCATGGGCGACCTGTGCATCCCATGCTGGGAGAAATGGGCAGGAGAACAATGAAAGCCATCATCTTCGACGTTGAAACAACCGGGAAGGCCCCGGAGGATGGCCATCGGGTCATCGAGCTTTGCATCACCCACTGGGACACCGGCGAGTCTCAGACTTGGCGATTCAACCCAGAGCGAAGCATCCCGCCAGAGGCTACGGCGATCCACGGAATCTCGATGCACGATGTCTGCTCTTGCCCAAAGTTCGGGGAACTCGCACAGGAGATCCATGGAATCGTGGACTCCGCGAAAGTCTTCATCGGCTACCGCGTCAACTTCGACATCGGGTTTCTTCGCCATGAGTTCGACAAAGTCGGCCTGAAGATATCGCCGGGCAAGTACACGGTCGACCCTCACAAGATGTGGGCCATCAAAGAACCGCGGACCCTGTCGAGGGCCTACCAGATCTTCGTGGGTGACTCCCTGGAGGACGCACACGAGGCAAAGGCAGACGCAGAGGCAACTGGGGAAGTCCTCATCGCAATGATGGAGAGATGGGGGTACTCCGACGAGGACTGGCGAGAAATTGCCATCCTATGCGACCCCGACGTGGAGAACTGGATCGGAGAAACGCACCACTTCGTATGGAGAGGCAGAGAAGCCGCCTTTGGCTTCGGTAGACATCGCGGGGAACTGGTGGATAGCCAGCGCGGATACCTGAAGTGGATGCAAGAGCAGAACTTTCCCAACTCCGTCCAGGAATTGGTTAGCAAGGCACTCGCCGGAGAGCTGAGGCGGTAATGGGCGGCAAGCCTCGCAACAAGTACATCAACTACGACGATGGAGCCTCCGCGCTACGCGAGGCGATGGGCCCATACACCCAACACTTCGTCGGGTGGTGCGCTTGCTGCGAATCGCCAGCGGAGGGGAACTACTCCATCCACCGAGACGGATTCGGAGAGGGCCCGGAGGTCTGGCTCTGCGACGCATGCGGATCGAAGCCAACGCCGACATGCGAGGAGATTTGGGCGCGCATTGCCGAGAACGAAGCGATGTGGGCCGAGTTTGAGCGAATGCTCAAGGAAGGCGGTTTGAGGAAGTGATCGTCCATGGTGGTGGGGGTTCAAGTCCCTCTTTGGCGCAATGGGCGCCTAATAGCCTGGGAACGGTCCGGACAGCGTGGTGGGGTGAAACCCACGACCCGACAGATGGATGAAGGGTCCGGTGCTGGGGGTTCGAGTCCCTCATCGATCACTTCCTCACTTTTTAGGAACAACAGAAAGGATAGAAAATGGGCGGAAGAGAAGTAAGAAAAGTACCGAAGAACTGGAGACATCCGATCGACTGGGAGCGCTACGACGCCAGGAGGGGGCCCAGCTGGCTAGCTCTCCAGGGAAGGGACATGATCCAGTACTACGAAGAGGGCGAGGAGATCGTGGAATCCGAGTTTATGCCGGACTGGACCGAAGAGGAGGCTACCCACTTCATGATGTATGAGACGGTCTCCGAGGGAACACCGATGTCGCCGGCGTTTGAGACACCTGAGGAGCTGGCGCGCTGGCTTGCCGACCACGGAGCGAACTACGGAGCATTCACAACTGCGACTTACGAGACATGGCTGGAAGTCTGCCGCGATGAGGCATCCCCCTGCATGGTCTACAGTCGCGACAAGGGCGTGAGGTTCGAGAACCTATGAGCCCAGGACTCTACAAGGCACTCGGAGCGACGCTGTTCGGCGGAGGGTTGGCTGCGGCCGGCTACTTCGTCGGACAGTTCGCTCCGTTCACCGGCCTAGCTCAACTCGGAGAGCCTTTCTCTCCTATACGAAACCAGACGGCGATGTCCTACGCGCTGATCGCCGGCCTTGTCGGCGTTCTCGTTGGACTACGCGCGGCAAAGCCTAGGTCCGATGACTGAAACCAAGCGACTCTTTTCGAAGAGGATGACGAAGAAGCACCTCCGATGCTGGGCCGAGACGCTCGGAATCGAAATAAAGCGAAAGACAGCGCGCCGCCTTCGGGTTGAGATACAGGCCCATCTCCTCGCAGCCAACGGACAGCCACTACTCGCTCAGACGATACCGCTCCGAGGTGTCAAAGCAATCACCCAGGCTGCTGGCATCGGGTACGTCGAAATCACGGTCACCCATGCATGGTGGGCGCTACCCCTCGCACGGCGAAACATGCGCCACATCCTCGCGATGCGAAGCGCGTGGAGCACGGCGTGCGTGCGCTACACCGTGGCAAGCCGTTGGCTATGGTGGAGAAAAGAGCACGCGCAATGACGCCGAAGAGCAAAGAAGGGGTGCGGTAGGCTAGGCCATGGACGACCAGGACTTCACAGACGAAGAGCTATACACCATCGCCCGTCATGCGGTCATGCGGGGCCGACACCCGGACGAAGTCTTCAACCACTCAGAGCTGATTCGCCTCCGCTCTTACGCCCTGCGCAGAGAGCAAGAGCGCGGCGAGGAAGTCTTCAACTAGTCCTCGTCTTTTGGTTTGCCTCTGATCCAGTCCCAGAGGTCACAGAAGGTTAGGTAGATGAGATGCCTCAGGGCTGCCCAGAACATTACATGGCCTCCAGCTCTAGGGCGTCGTTGATTGAGATCCAGGCATCGAACTCGCTCGCCTTGGAGATTTGCTGGAAGCAATGTTCGCAAAGGTCGCGCTCGGTGTAGGGGCAATACTTGGCCGCCTCCACCTTCATCGAGTCTCGACAGATCAGACAGTCGGTCCAGTTGCCCTCGATTCCAACACGCTCGCAAATGAGATCGTAGGTCCAGCGGGTCGCATCGCTGATTCCTCGCTCCTGCAAACTGGCAAGCTCTCGGATGAAGAAGTCCCAGTTAACCTCCTCGCCGTCGCGCCAAGCCTTGCCGATCCACGGGCTGCCGTCGTTGCACTCTCCGACGTCGATGCGGTACGAGAAGCTCTCGCCGTCGCCCAAGAGCTCTATGGACAGAATCGTTTCACTCATATCTCGAACTCCTCGTCTAGGGTCGCACGGCTCTTCGTCGCTACTCATAGGCCGTTGACCAATGCCTGGGCCAGGTGGCGATAGAAGTCGTTGATGTCGGCGTTGGCAAAGTCGAGGCGGACGAGCATGTCTCTGAGTTGCTCCTGCTCGTTTGCGGGCGCGGAGAGGATCGCTTCCTTGACCACATCCGAATTGATGAAATGGGGCGTTCCGTCCTTTGCGGAAAGCTCCCAGCTCGCGTAGGGGGTCTGCTTCTCCTCGTCGAAGGTCTTAAACCACTGGGCAAATTTCGTCATCTCGATCCCTTTCTAGGCCCTCGGGCCCGTCGTCAACATCATCAATCTACGATTGAACCAATCTTTTGTCCAGGAAAACCGGAAAAAGGATGGATAGAATCTTCGAGTTATGGCCTACTACTATTGTTGACGACGCAAACCAAGGAGACCAACATGGCACAAAACACCGCAACTAAGCCCAGCCCCGAGAGAACCCAGAGCCCCGCCGGAGTTGGCGACCTGGCCACCATTGACTCGGGCGACCGCATTCCCTGCGACGTGATCGCAATTTCCAAAAGCGGCCACCGCGTCACCCTTCGCGAGAGGGGATCGAAGCGCTGCGACGACAACGGCCTCAGCGAGTCTCAGAGCTACATGACCTACGAAGACCCCGACGGTCGCACCTTCACGGCGACACGCCGCAAGGACGGCGCCTACCGCCTCAGCGGCTGGAAGTACGGCGGCCGCGTCTCCTTCGGCCAGGCCCGCCGCTGGCTCGACTACACCCGCTAAGACGCAAACGGGGGGCTTGACGGGCCCCCTTCCTGGAAGGATGTTTCGCACCATGAGCAACGACCAAGAAGAAGATGAGGTGGTAACCAGCGCCGCAGCGGTTACCAACCCGGCTAGGGCACCACGTGAGCCCGTCAAGGCAGCCCGAGAAGCATTCGGAAGGTACGCTGCTATGGGGCCGCCGGAGCTGCCAGAGGGGGCGATGGAGCGGCTCCAGGTGGAGCTTTGCCGGTGGCAGTCGCGAGAGTTTGGCGGGGGCTCCATAGAAGCCTCGACGCTCGGAACGAACGAGGAGATCGGGGAGCTTGGCGAGGCCATCATCTTCCTCCTTGGTGCCCAGTCTGGAGCGGCCAGGATGTGCCAGGCTGTCCTGAAGCGTCGCCAGGGCATCCGCGGAATGGACGACGACGAGGCCTATCGAGTGGCCTTAGGAGACGCGATCGCCGACGTGATGGTGTTCGCCATCCAGGCCGCGACCTGCGTCCGCATGGACGCATGGACGCTTCTCTTCGAGACCGCTCACGAGGTCATGGAAAAGCGCGAATGGTCGAAGCACAAGCTCGACGGGCAGAGCTAGGCGGCGCGGTTAAGACGGTACGGGATCGGCCTATCCGCCCGAGGGCCCTTGACGCCCCCTTGGTCTTTGCGAAGAGGAGACACCTTCTTGGCCTCCTCCTGCCGGGTGAACTGTTCAGCTAGGAGCCGATGCTCCCGCCACTTCTCTTGTAGCTGGTTCGTGTTCATCGTTTGACCTCACCCCAATAGTCTGAGGGGTGAGACCAGCCATTGCAACCCCCTAGGATTCGGTAACGCCCATCGCGTGATAGCCTCTGCTCATGACTGAGCGCATGGCACACTTCCGAATCGACGCGATGGAGGCTCCCCGAGAGCCGGTAGAAGACACAGGATGGAGCGACTTCGCGATCCACTCCGGCAAGGCCTGGGACGACAAGGACCGGCCGGAGGGCTGGATAGGGGGCGAGTACGCGCTGGTGGTTCACACTACGGGATCGGGTCTTCCCGACAAGGCCGCCAAGAATGGCCAGTACCCGACGGTCCGAGCGGAGAACTACTACAGCCAGAGTCACGGCTGTCACTACGTCAACGGCTACAGGGGCCACGAGGGCGGCGACCTGATCCAGATGGCATGGGAGGGCGAGCAGGCCAACGGAGTCGGAACCACCGAGAACAAGAAGAAAGGGCAGAAGGGGCAACGCCAAAGCATCCTCGGGAAGTACGGCGGCAACTGGGAGAAGGACCTCCCCCGATCCCTGGTAAGGCGCTGGCGGAAGCGCTGGCCGGGCTACGCGAACCCCCTCGACCTCACTCCGGGGACGAAAACCGTCAACCCTTACGCCATCCACGTCGAATGCCCGCCGCTCACCAGGTACTGGATCGAGAGGGGACTCAAGCCGGCATACCCGGGGAGCTACTTCACCCTGGAGCAACACCAGACCATCGCCCTACTCGCCCTCGACATCGCAGAGCGAAAGCGCTGGCCGTTTGAGTGGTGGAGGACGCCGCGCCTACTCGGACACGAAGACCTCACGCCGATCAGCCGCCACATCAAATCTGGCGCATGGGATCCCGGCTACCTCATGGAGTCACCGCGGTTCGACTGGCGACTCGTGATCGAGCACCTCATGCCGTTGATGGGCCTCTGTGTCGGAGAGGAGGACTTCGAGAAGCTACCGAAGACCCGCAAGGGAGGACCCTACTCGAAATATTGACAGGACAGACCAGCTCCATCATTGTGCGCCGACAATGGGGAGAAGTCGGTACTGTGATTGCGACGGGTGCAACATTCGGATCGTCTGCGACCTCGTCGGCGCGTTTTGGCTCTGCTGGTTTTGCAGAGGAAGGGAAGATAGTGATGGACAGAGACGACACGAAACCGCATCTCCGATTGTTGCCGGAACCATTGAGGCCCGCCCCTCGAATGGTTCCGGCACAGAAACGACCCGGGCACATCAGCAATGAGACGGCGAGAAGAATCCTCGCATCGCAGCTGGAGCCGGTCTACATGAGCCCGCGTACCGAATCGGCGGGGCTCATCTTCATGGTGATCGCAGGCCTGCTTGTAGCGTTCGCGGCCTACGCGATCGTCTAGTCGTCGTCGTAACCGCGGCGCCGTCGGAGCTCTCTCCGGGCGTCTTGGAGTTCTCGCTCAAGTCGCTGAACGTTCTCTTGCTTCAGCGCCTTGATGCCGTTGGAGATCTCGGTTTGCTGAACCTGGATGTTGCTCATCGTCGATGAGACTTCGCCAACCCGGACCTTGATGTATTTGACATCCTTCTCGGTCTGCTCGACCCGCTCGTCCATTGACTTCGAGGCAGCATCAAGCTGTTCGACCTTGGCGGAGTTGTCCTTGGAGCGGTCCACGAGGGCGTACCAGGCGGTGATGAATCCGCCGGGCCCAAGCAGAGCAGCGAGGATGATCGTCCCCCAGTTGTGCCTCTTGATTGACTTCGCGTGTTCCTCCGGCGGAACACCGGACCCTCCACCTCCTGCGGAGCCCCCGCCTTTTTCGAGAAGCTTCTCGGCAAGGGCGGTGATGAGTGCGCTTTGTTCCATCGGACTGCCCTCTACTTCTTGAAGTTTCTCCTCAAACGCTGCGGCGATTTTGCCGGTCTCTTCGAATTCAACATGCTCCGGGACGGACACGTCCGCAGCCATTAGGCCATCCGGGATGGTCGCCCCGCCCGGAACCGAAGAAAGCCTTCGGCCCGGTGCGGTGACTGGCGTTGTGTCGTCGTCCTCGGCGACTGACACTGCTAGGCGGCCTCTCCCTTGAGCTTGTTCTTGAGAGCCTTGGCAGGTGAGTGAAGACCCATCGCCGCCGCCGTTGCCGCCAATGCCGGCATCAAGAAGGAGACCGAGAAGGTCCCGCCGGCTGCGACAATCTCGTAGCCAAGGATGCCCAGGCCTGTGAGAGCCGCGACTGCGTAACCGCCCGTCTTGGTCTTCCAGAATTCCCACTTCATGGCCATGCCACTACGAAGAATTCCGCCAAGCAGCATGCCGATGAGACCGAAGAGCATGATCCACTCTCCGTTCTTGGCTGCCTTCACGGCTTCTTTCCCTTGGTCGATGGCGCTCTCGGGAGGCTTCTCTTTGCCTTCCTCCATTTCGGCCGCATCGCCTTCCTCTGCTGGCTTCTCGGCTTCTTCGGCGGGCGCTTCCTCCGTTGGTGCCTCGTCGGGCTTCGGCGCTTCCTCCGCCTCTGCTGGAGCCTCGGCGGCTGCTACCGGTGCTTCTGGTGCGGCGTCAAGCTCTTGGGCCTGGGCATCTCCGAACGACAAAACCCCTAGGAGGGTCAGAGTAAGTATCAATTTCGCTTTCATGGTGTTTCTCCTTCTTCTTCGTCTGCGGGTTTGCAGGCGATCCACGTGAGACTAGACCACCGCTCCAGCTTTTGCAGGTGCAGGAACGCACGCTCCACTATGGAATGTTCCTCCTCAGTGTAACAAACGAGACCTTCGGGGCATCTTTCTGGAAGCTCCCCGGACATTTCGGCGGGCTCACGCTTGGGCGGAGCCTCTTCCGTGCAGGCCGTCTTAACCGTCACGATCCGCGCCGTCTGCCTCTTTGGGCAGCATGCGCAGAGCGTCAACAACCCAATTGCGACGAGCAGCGATGCGCTTCTCTCGATTGGGCTCTTCTTCGATCGCGTCGAGTTTCTCATTCTCAAATCTCTCTAGCTCCTTCCGTAGGCTAGCGATTTGAGCCTTCGCTCTCAACTTTTGGTCTTCGGACTCCGTGGTCTGCACTGCAAGCGCAGCCTCGGCGGCTTTGCGAAGCTGGTCAGCCTCTTGAATCTCAGCCTTCAGGCCGCCGTTGCGAATAGCTAGTACCACAGCGGTGATGCCGAGGCCCACCGAACCAAGCACGCCAACAACTCCAAGGACATCGCTCAAAACTGGTTCACCACAGAGGCAATGACGAAGGGGGATGGAAGAACTCCGTAGCTCCGATCAAACCCGGGAAGGATGAGGACGATGTCGTAGAAGTAGTAACCAGGTGCGATGCCCGCTGTGTCTTGCGGGTCTAGGCAGACTTCGAACTGCCCCTCCGTGTCGCCGCCGACCGTCTGGTCGAGAATGATGATGCCGAGCGGACTCACCTTGTTGATGAGAAGCTCGGAATCCGGGTCGCCCGGCTGCGGCTTGACCTGCATTTCGATCAGCGCGCCGGACAGGTTTTGGATTTCACCGTCCTCGGTGAAAGCGGTGTAGCGAGGCTTGCGGGCCTCGCCTTGTCTGATCGTGTAGGGGATTGCGCAAGACATGGGCTAGGTTCCCTCCTGGAGGAGGCAGATGATGCGTGGGTCATCGACGAGAACCACGCGGATGTTTAGAACAGGCAAGGGGAGTTCTGCACCGAAGGCACTCCACGGCGTGATGCTCCACGGGCAGATTCCCCAAACAGCCATGCGCTATGCCCCTGGCCCCAGGTCTACGCCTAGCTTGCTTCCACCCTCTGCGTTTTCTAGCGCATCGGTGAGCGCGTCGGCCTTCGCTGGATCTGTCTCGATCTTCTCGTGGAGAACGGTTCCATCCTGCGCCATGACGCAAATGCGAGCCTGCCCGGGGGCCGGGCGCTCAATTCTTATCTTTGGGATCAACATATCTCTGCCTCCTTGTTCTTAGATTCTAGTCCAGTTGGCGACTCCGTCCGAATAGAAACGGGAACCAACTCCAGCAGCAACACCGCTCAATGCTGCCACGCCGTCGATGGCGTCTGCTCCTGCCGGGGTTACGTCTACGGAATTGCCCCCTGTCTCGTTCTTCACATCCACCCAGTCTCCGTTGGCTACACTGTTTGCTGCGGGAAGGTTGGCTACGATGTTTCCGCCGGTCGTGTCAAAGCGGCGGACGGTGTTCGTTGCCAGGGTTGCCGGCGTGACCGCGCTTGCCGCAATGTCCACGATCGGACGAGCAAGGATCACGATGGCCCTGTATTCGCCGATCCCGTCGTTCATCAACAGGACGGTCTCGCCAGGCCTAACCCTAAAGGCTGCGGTTGAGCCGTTGATGGTGTCCGTCCCCTGTCGGTTAAGAAGGACGTTGTTCCCACCGATCGCATTCGTGACCATGGCGAACACGCCGCTCAGGGTCGCGAAGCCACCTGTGTTGTGAAGGTTGCAGGATATGTCGCCTGCGGTCGTGTTGAAGCGACACCAGTCTCCTGGGGTTACTGTAAGAGGCGCGGTGGAAGGGGCGGCGAAGTAGGGCTGGTGCCGAAGTGATGCCGGCTCTCTGATCTGCTGAGAGAAGACGGTCCCCGGGTACGTTGAAAACGGGGGGACCGATCGCATGTTTCCAGCGATGATAACAAGGAGGGAGCCAGGATCTCCCGTAACGGCACCATCGGCAGTAGATAGAGACGTGGCTCCCTGTCCGCCAAGTCCGACAAACGTTCCCGCAACTGCGATATCTAGGATGACCCCTCCATTGGGAGAGGTCCCGTTGTTGAAGTTGAGGCTAGAAAAGTCCTCAAGCGTGATCTGCGCAAAGTCCCCGGGGTTCATGTTCGCCCCGCTCCAAATAGGTTCTGCGCCCGGAGCCGAGTTGACCCAGGTGTTGAAACCAATCTGGATGCTAGAGTTGTTTGCCAGAGAGTCGTCGGCAGGGTCGGTGGTGTTGAGGTTGACTACGCCGAGGTTCTTTCCGAACTCCCTAAGGTTTGTAAACGTCGCACCATCGGCAATGTCGACTCGGTTCGTTGCGAAGTCTCCGTAGCCATCGATCTTTACTCCAGTCATGTCGTAAGGGGCGACCCTTGCGGTGATGACCGCCTGGTCCGCATCTGGGTTCTGCGAAATCGCATTAACCGTCACGGTAACCGACACGTTTCCACCGGCGCCTAGTCGGATGCCCTCGATTGCCGCGTAGACATCGGTCCATGTTGCGAATACGCCCGGTCCAATCCCTCCGCTTAGCGGCTCCCAGGTGAGCTGCTGTCGCGTGAGGTTCGGGTCGTAGACCGCGATTACGTTGTACCCGTCGACGTCATCGTTGGTGAACGTGATAGATCCACCAGGAGGTACCGGGAAGGAGCCTCCGTCGACACCATTCAGGGTTTGGCCGGCCAGGACCGAAAGTGTTAGCCCGGCTGTTCCAGAGGTCTCGACGAGGGTCATCGAGTTGCCTTCGCCAGACGCGCGCGCAGTGGCCACCAAACTCTCGGCCAGGAAGTTTACCGGTCCGCCGGAGACGTCGAAGTAGTACAGGCCCTGTCGGTTTCTCCTGTTGGCACCAGACGGCGTCGCCGTGAGAGGCGCAGCGGCGGATCCGAATAGCGCCTTCGACGGCCCTGTGCCGCCAGCAAGGTTCGCCCGTGACTGCGTTCCCAGGAAGAGAACCTGCGGAGAGACTATCCAAAGTTCAGTTCCGCCCTGCTCAATAAGGACGGTGCCGAGGACACCGGAAAGCGAGCGCGGCCAAAACCCACCATTCGTGGAGTTTGTGAACAGAGTCGATCCGGCAACCGGCATATCGATCACCGGCGTGCTCCCGTTTTGCCCCCAGTTGCCGAAGTCGGTTGTGTTGACCAGGAAGAAACCAGCGGCCGGTCCGTTGTACTGAATCATCGGCGGCGAACCGCTCAGCGACTCAAGGAAGGCGCCCTCGTTCTGGAACAGCGCGAAGCCCTCGGTGATGTTGATGGGGATCGTCGTCGTCGAAGCGTTGCGGACGATGAGAGATGCCGTCGTTCCGCCCATGCGCCGGCAGTTGGGTAGGAAGCAACCTTCGGCTAGGTGCAGGAAGGTGAGGCCCGAGAGAGGGGGCTTAACGGCCGCGACGATGTTTACGTTCGTCATATCCCAGGTGCCCGCTGGGATGATGGCCGGGGTTACGAAGTTGTCGTCGATCGCGATTTCGATGTAGACATCGCCGCCAGCAGCCGCGCGGATTGCCAGCAATGCCGTGTAGAGATCCGCCCAGTTCTCGAAGACTCCAGCGCCGTTGGCGCCGTTGCCGGGCTGGTACATCAGGGACGGGACACTGGCTCCGCCTGCTCCGGTCTCCTCCCAGACGGTCTCCGTCTTGGTCCACCAGATACCCGCGGTGTTTTCGCGAAACCAGGTACCTAGGGGGGCACCCTGGATGATTGCAGGCGCTGCGACATCATTCGGGTCTCCGTCGTACCCGCCGGTGTTGCCAAGAGTGAGCAGCGTCCGACGGCGCGGAAGCTCCAGGTTTACGAAATCCTCAAAGGCGGTCATACGGTTTCCTCGATGTCGACAATTTGCGCGGTGCCACCGGAGTTCGCTCCAGCCGCGGCGCTATCAAGCCAGATGACTTGCGTTGGGTTCACGCCAAGGGCGTCGATGGTGTAGCCGTCCGTAACCGGAGGGGCCGTTCCAATCGGCTGTCTGAGTGCAGGCTGGGCCGTCGACGAGAAGGTCGCAGCTTGCAGCCTGGTGAAATCCACAACCTCGGTGCCCAGGGCTGTCTGAGTGGCAAAGGCTGCGAAGGTGAGTGAGCGAGCGACGAATCCGCCAAGGACGTACTGAGCATCGCCCGTGATGACGTTGGTCGGAATGCCGGCAAGGTTGACGGCTGCGATCGCTCCCCAGTTGAACGTCCCTTTGTCGTCGTCGTCGACGACTCGGAGATCGGCAGTCCACACCGTTGGGCCACCGACAAAGGCGCCCTGAAAGACGCCGCGAGGCCCGCCGCCATCCGGCGCCAGCGTCGGAGCTGCGGGAAGGTCCTGGTCTGATGTGATCGTGATGGTGTGGTCCTGTGGGAGTGTCCCATTGTTGCCGCCAGAGCGAAGACGGGCCGCCGGCTCCGTGACCGTGAGAGCTGCCGCCACGTTGGCGATGGCCACCACAGCCTGCTCGACGGTCGTCGCGTCGTTGGCCGCACGGTTCGCGGTGATCCGGAAGTTCGGCGTGGCCACGTTGTAGGCACCAGCCAGACGATTGACCGTCTTGGGGTCCTCGCTCGTCGCTGGGTTGGTGACCGTGAGTTCGGCCGTCGGGCTGTCGTAGAGGACCGTGTCGAAGTCGGAGAGGACGTTGGCCACCGTCGCCGCCTCGGCGCCCTTGAGAGCGCCCTGCGTGGCGGGGTAGGTGATCGCTCCGATCGCCACCGAGGGGAACAGGTTGTTGAGGTTGATGAGATCGACCCCGTCAACGCCTCCGCCCAGTTCGTTTGTCGAGCGAGCAGGGCCGAGGGCTCCTGTGGTCGCAGAACGGGCCTGTACGCTGGCCGCCAGGGCCTGGACGGTCGTCCCACGGTCTCCGACAACCATCGTGACTGTGAAGGCCGTCCCAGCGGCGAAGGGGAGCAGCTGAACCGCCGAGGAGGCCCCAGCGTCGGCCACCTCGATGGCGTCGGCGGGGACGTCGGTCGTTCCCGTGAGCTGGAAGACGTCGCCGGCCTTGAGTTCCGTCTGGGCTCCAGGGTAGCCGCCAGTGAACGACAGAGTGAGAAGGACGGGGGGATCGTCGATATCGATGGCGATTGTGTCCGACGCCCCGGGGTTGTTGTCCGAATCGATGGCCTGGATGACCACATCGCCGTCCGCCAAGATCGTCACGGGCACATCCCCGCGGTAGATATCGCCGGCAGGGGCCAGGACGATGGACGGGCCGCCGTTGGCCTGGACTAGCGGATAGGAACACTCCACCGTGACGTTGAAGGTCCCAGCCGAGACCGTGATGGACTGGAGGATCGTGTTGTTGGGCGGGTCCTGGTAGACCGGGTTCGCGGTCGAGCCGCCGGGGACCTGGACGTCGACGATCCGGATCCATCCGCCGCCCCCGCCGCCCGCGCGAATAGCGTCGAGGAACGGCCAGAGTTCGTCGAAGCGCTCACCCCACCCGATGGGGCTGAACTGGAGAGACTCTCCGATTCCGTTACCCAGGGTCGTATTGGGCAGCTCGATGCCACAGCCTCCCTGGCTGGAAATGCGATTCCCGTCGGAGTCTAGCGTGAAGCTGAACTCGACCCCGTTCACCGTCACGAAGATCAGGTAGGCGCCGGGTACGTCGGGGGTGAATGTCGGTGTTGCTGAAGCCGGGTCGTCTAGGACCGAGGCCGAAAGTGGAGGCGTCACCAGCTCCCACAAGTAGACGCTGGTGACGGGGTTTGCTGGGTCTGCCAGCTGGACCGGGACGCCGACAACCACATCTCTCCTTGACTGTCCCGGGGTTCCTGCGGGGAGGCCCGCTTGGTCGATTAGGATGAGAGGTGGTGCCATGCTTTAGTTCCTCAGTCTTCTGGTGCTGTTTTGGCCTCTGGTAAGGGTTGTGGCTTGGCCTTTTCCTTGGCTCTCGCTTCTGGACTTGACCGGTAGCTCCTCTTTTGAGGCCAGAAGAGGTGCCCGCAAACGAAGCCTACACCAAACGGTATGGTGGGCGCATCAAAGCTGGCCTCAACGCCGGCAACCCTGGAAATGGTGGCATCCACGCCCCAGACCCAGAGGGCGATTACGTCGTAGACCGCCACGATGAGAATCCCCGCAACGAGGAAAACCTTGGTCAAGGTGATGCCAAGGTTTCCTTTCTTCTGCTCTGGTTTCTGTTTCATCGGTTTGCGTTCCGCATCGCTGCGCGGGCCTGCCAGTCGACGCCCTCGGGGAGCTTCTTCTTGATTACCTCGCCGCCCTCCTCGTGGCCGTTTACGATCACTCGCTCGTGGGCTGGCGCGATGGCCTTGTAGGCTTCGATGACTTGTTTCCGTTTTTTCTTTCTACTCGTAGGCAAGGGTCACTACCTCCAGTTGAACGTCCGTGGGTCCGGTTGATTGATAGATGGTTCTCATGTAGAGGCCGGCGGTCATCACAAAGGTGGACCCGACGTCGAAAGCGATGCGCTGGCCTGCGGTCAATGGGTTGATGTGTTTCTGAGCGACGTACTTCTTCAGCTCCAGAACATGCAAGCCGGGGGTGAGGCCGTAGAGTGAGAACAATCCCAACACGTCATCCTTGTCGACGATGGCCTCCTCGATATAGTCGCCGACCTGAGCATTGTTGTCCATTAGCTCATACCATCCGGCGCGGAGCTGCTTCTCTGTGGTCACTAGCTCATCGAAGATGTTTGTAGCTCCGGCCACGGCGGTGTAGAGATGGCCCTTCCACTCAGGATGCAGGCCGCCAGTGTTCTCGAAGGTTGGGGCGAACACCTGCACCTCGCTGGCCGGCGGATTGCCCTGGTGAGCGCCAACAACAGCGGCAATGAGGGCGGAGGTTCCATTTTCCGAGGTGCCAACATGGTCTGGCATCATCGCCTTCATCCACACCTCGATGTTTGCTCCGGCGGAGTCCACTCTCTCTGGGGCAATCTCGACGGCAGGGGATGCGAGAATCTCTGCAAAGAGGTCGTTGTTGTTGACGGCGCCGTTCGCCGTGTCGTCTGCGATTACGTACTGGTACTTGATTGATGGCATTACGCTACTCTCCAAATTTCGATGTGAGCATCTTCAATTCCTGCGGTGCTTCCACGCTGTTCGCGCCACTGGATGATGTAGTTGGTCGGCTGTGCTGAGAGAACCACATGGTGGAAGCCGCCGACGAACTTCCTGTCGTTGACATCCTTCGGCTCTATCTCCTGGATGGCCCCGATCTGGGACGCAGTGAATCCTTCGAACAGTCGCGCTTGCACTGCGTCGCCCGTGTTGGTTTGGCGAACAACGGCCCACCATGCAACCCGGTAAGTTCCGGTCAACGCCCCAGTTAGGCTCTGGAGCTTGTTTTGAAAAACGGCACTCGTTGTCGTGGAAAGCGGGATGTCCTCGACGTAGCTGTAGTCCGTTCCAAAGATTAGGTTCAGAGTTGGGTTGGGGTAGTTGCCAGAGAGACCGCCACCGGCAGGTCCGCTTGGCGGGCGCGATGCGGTGTCGAAGTCCAGGTTTCCACCGATCACCTTACTGTTGAGGTTGGCCAGCGTGTCGGCTCCATGGAAGGGGCCGCCCAGCGCGTGGACTGGGAGAACTCCGGCCTCTTCTGTCAACGTGGAAAGGAAAGCCCTCCAGGCTCCCGGCGTCGCATCGGTGACCGTTCCGATCTTTCGTCGGTTGGTGCCCTGAGCAAGAGCAAGGGTCCCAGCATCCGACACGAAGACGGGGTCGCCCAACGCAGGCGCCCCGACGTTGGGGAGGTCGAGGAGGCCATTCACTCGCACAAGAAGCATGTCGCCTGCGATTACAACACCACTCCCATTGGGCTGCCCCAGTGCAACGCCGACCACCTTGGATGCGATCGCCGGGTCCGTCGCGTTGACGTTGGACGCCCGCGGCACCCTCTCCTCTCCGGGGAGTCCTGCCTTGATCGTGTTCGTGTCGTCGAGCTGAACCACCGCACCAACGGTGATGGGGCCGGCAGCCTGCGCAACGATGATCTGTCCCGTGTACAGGCGCTGGAGCAGCTTGTTGAGCGTCTCGTTCTGGTCGAACGACCATGCGCCCTTTGTGCCGGCTTGCGCTTCGCCGACAGCAACGAGAACCGCGTCGGTCTTGAAACGACGAACTCGGAAGAGCTTGGTGTCGACAACCTCAGTCGGAAGACCTTGGTCGACCGTTAGGCGAATCAGGTAGGTGTCTTCCTTCTGAGGGGTGATGGTTGGGTTCTCGATACCAGTGTTCGAGAGCGCATCGGCTGGGCCCTCCGGCTGGTTAACGATCTCCCAGGTGTATGTCGTCTCGTCGCCGGCATCGTTGTTAGACAGCTGGACGAGAGTGTTGATGGGCAGGTCCTCGTTCGAGGAGGCTACTCCGTTGATTTCGATGTCGGCTTGAGGCATTGGCTATTCCTAGGCTGGGATGTAGGTGACGTTCAGGCCGTACACCCTGAGGGTTCGCGGGTTGATTGCGGTCTGCTCTCCGAAGATGACCGAGTAAAGGTGGCCGGCTTCGACGATATTGGACCCGCCGTTAAAGTTGATGTTGGTGAGCGGAACGGTCTCCTCTGCACCGACTCCACCGGACACGCCGACGTCGGAGACAACCGGCGCGCCTGTCCCGGGAACGATCGAATCTCGCAGGCTGAACTCGATGACGGCGCCGGCGGCGTCATGAACCAAAGCCTCGACCGCCAAGATTTGGTCGCCTGGTCCGATTGGCGAGACGTTTACGGGAATCTGAAGCTCCATCTCGATGCCGGCGTTTGAACTCCAGCCATTGACCGTTGGTCCGTAGAACATCCGGTTCTGAGGGCCTGGGAAGATAACCCCTGGCTGGCCGAGTGCCGCGGGAACGAAAATGGTCTGCGGAGTGGCGTCCCGACCAAGAGGCTCACGGAAGTCCGTGATGTCCCCGTTGTCGATGGACACCGCGTTGCCGTCTACGAAGATCTCGCAGACCTTCAGATATCCGGGGGTGGTGGCCGGAGCAACGCCAGGGTTGCCAACCGCTCCTTGCTTCAAACTGATCGGGTCGACCGATGGATTCGGGTCGTTGACCGTTCCGAAGTTTGCGGCAGTGAGAAGGAACTGGAGTGTCTTCTCCACAAGCACAGGCGAAAAGGCCTGCGTTGAGTTGTCGAAGATCTGCCGGCTCTCAAGGTCGGCGAGAACGCGATCGGCTCTCACCTCAAGGATGTCGATACGCGAGTTCGGTGCAGCCGGTGCGGCGGCAATCGGAATCGTGATGTCCGATAGGAGAGCCATGGGCTTGTAGCTCTCCAGGTCGTTGAGGTTTGTCACTCCGTTGATGTCCACGGGGACATCTCCGGGGTTGTCCTGGAACCCAAGCCCGGCCTTCAGGATGACTTCCATCGCCACAGGGCTTTGCTCGACAACGCGGAATCCGCCTTTGACGAATCCGGAAACGATGGCCCCATCCTCCCTTGAGTAGAGAGACTTTGCGAAAAAGCGAAGGGACCGGTCCAGCTCCGCAAGGAAGCGGTTGATGTCCCCAGAGAGTGGCTTCTCCAGGGAGTTGATAATGGTTCTATCGAATGGACTGTTGGACATTATGCGGGCCTCTTGATGACTGGTCGGCGGACGATGAGGTAGGCAGAGTGCAGGAGGTCATCCTCGGTAAGCGATACTGCCTCGATGACTCCCTGCGCGCCCTTCGTCCACACAAACGGGAAAGTCCCAGGTGGGTCCGGGAAGGGTAGAACGTTGTCCCTGTGGCCGATCTCGTAAACTCCGAGAGGGCCAGTCGGCCCAGTGTTTCCTCTGGACTTTATGGCGAGCGACGACGAGCCAGGGACCACGCTGAAGTCGAACTCGGTGAGCCAAAAGTTCGTCTGGATGTCGTTCGTCGGCCCGTTCTGCCTTTCCACAACAACGACGACATCCTCGACGATGTCGCCCTCCTGCATTCCAAGCCCGATGTTGATGTACCAAGGGGTTTGGCCACCGTTGAGGGCTACGCTTGCGGTCAAGAACTGCTCAGCGCTTGTACTGCCCGGGTTTGGGTAGCCACCTGCCGCCGGGTAGTGCATCAAAAACTCGCGGTCCGTGATGACAACTCGCGAGTCCGTGATCTCTGCGTCCGAGATGGTGAGCGCCCCGTTGTCTACGAAGATCTCCGCGACCTTGATGTAGCCGGGCGTAGTTGGCGGCGCGACCCCCGGGTTCCCCTCCTGCCCCACAACGTAACTGATGGGCTGTGTCGAAGATGCCGGCGCGTTGACCGTTCCAACCTTGCCGTCGAGGGCCCAGGCTAGAGTCTTCTGGAGGATTCCGGGGACGAACTGGCCGAGTCCGGGGTCGAACACCTGCCGGTTGCTCGGGTCCGTGGTCACTCGCTCGGCGCGAACCTCGATTATGTCGATCCGAGAGTTCGGAGCAAGAGGAGGGGCAGGGACCACGAATGTCTGGTTTCCGACCAGCGGCAGTGGCTTGTATGTCTCCAAGTCGTCGAGCCCAACAACCCCGTCGATCGCAATCTCGGTCGAGTTGATGAGCTGAAAGCCGAGACCGCTCTGAAGAATGACGCTCAGGCCTTCGGGCGAGTTGGGGACAACCTTGAAGCTGTTCGACATGAATCCGTCGTCGGGCGTCCCGCTCTCCAGGTTCTGGAAGAGGGCAGCCGCGAAGAAGCGGAGCGAGTAGTCGATGTTGGTCGCCGCTTGGTTGATATCGTCCGCCAGAGGCTTCTCCAGCGGGTTGATGATTGTTCTGTCGAATGGTTGCTTCATTTACTGGCCCTCTAGCTCGATGATGGCCGCAATCCCTGCGGCCTTGATCTTCCTCAGTAGGTCGACGAGTTGCAATAACAGCGACGACACGCCCAAATCCTCTCCGTCGTAGGCGCCGGCGTCTGCAAGCGTCACGTCGTAAGCGGGAATTCCGAAAACCTCTGAGACGTCGGCCGCGTCGTAGGGGAAGCCGACATCGTCGATGGTGAAGTTGGGGATACGAATGACGAACCCACCGGCGGCAGAGCTGGCATCAAGCCATCGGTTGCCTGCTATGTCTCGCGGGTCGTTGTAGACGAACAGGTTCGGATCGTAGTTGCCCACGATCGGGTTGATGATTGCCCCCGCCGGCGCGTTCCAGCAGGACTGCCACTGGTTTTCGAACACCTCGATGAACTCGTAGGGGATTCCAGTGGGCAAAAAGAAGGCATCTAACTGCCTACGGATGGCGGCAGGGCTGATCGTGTCGGGAAGTGTTCGGACGCGAACCCGATACTCCTCATCCGTCTCGTTCGGAGAGCGGTTGATCGACCGGTCCGCCCCAAGCTGGTCAAGCGACCCTGGCTGTCCGCCTACCGTGTCCGTTGCCTGGCGCACCTCGATGTTCGGCTCTGCGTAGGGAGGATCCTGGAGGGGTAGGTTCACTTCGTCGATCTGCCCCTCGATCTCATCCCCGTTGGCGTCGACCTTGATGCCGTTGAGGTTGTACTGAAACCCTGGCTGGACAGCTTCGACAACCGCGACCTTCTTCAGGTCCGTGGCGCCGAACTCCAGATTCTCAAGAAGGCGAAACTCGCGCTGCTGCTCGCTGTCTCGGACAATCGTCCCCGCCAGTAGGGTGAAGGCGCCGTTCGCATCCGTCTCCCGAAAGAACTCGACCTCGCCGCGCGCCTTGTTCGGTCCGTGGGCCAGCGTGATGTAGACCTGGCACTCAGCGCGCCCAGCGGCAAGGCTGCAACGCTCGTAGGTGGCCCCGAACATCTGGTAGATCTCGTAGCCGGGCCCGGGTGACTTCAAAGGCTCGATGTAGTCGGGTGGAACGATGCGATCGAAGAGGTCGAGGAAGTCCTGCTGGGTCTTGAATTTTGGAAAGCACGCCGAAACGCCTGGCGCCGGAGCCAAGATCGGGTTGCTACTCGAAAATGGAACCGGCGGCAGGTTGTTGATAACGGTGTAACTAAAACTAGGCATTTACGGGGCCTCCAGTACGTTGTAGAGGAATTTCACGCCGTCCGCATCGATTCCAAAGACCCGGAGGTCCAGGAGGTCGCCGCGCCATCCCCCGGTCTCGAAAACAGTGAAGTCGACGCGGGTGGTACCCATCCCAGAGACGGAGGAACCGAAGGCATACCGAGCGGTGAACTCGTCCAGCTCGTAGATCACGTAGTAGTTCGGGTCCCGAAGGTACCGAATCGCGACGCCGAGGCTCTCGATGTTCACAGGGCCGACAACACCGAAGGAGATGGGCGTGTCCAGAGCCGGCCCCTGTGGTGTGTTAGCCGGAACCACGTCCACAATCCCACGAGTGGCAGGCATAGCGGAGCGAAGTCCCAGCATCGTCCAGGAGTGAGCCGTGGCCGGAGCTGCCGCGCTGAGGTTGATGTCTACGGTCTGAAGACCAGGACCAACAGCGGGTCCGAACTGCGCCTGGATGTGGCCGCCATTCCCGTTGTTGTTGACGTCAACAACCTCGGTGAAGGTCGGAGATGGGTCGATCACGGAGGCGCCGGCCAGGTAGTACTCCCCGGTGATGCCGATAGCCGTGAAGTAGAACAGGGACGAAATGTCATTCCCGTTGTAGAGCGGGGTCTGGCCGAGCGGGTACCCGACGTTTGCGCCTGCGATGTTGATGAAGTCCAGGACGGCATCCTCGAACGCAACGATTGCTCCCCCGATCGGCGTAAAGTTGGCGTTGCGCACCCAGGTGTAGTCCGCGGGCTCGGGGCCTCCGTCGCTGTGGACCTTCGTCATCACAGTGAAGTTGTTGTCCGGCGGGCCAGCCTGGACAAACGGAGAGCCGGGGATGTGCGTCCATCCGGCCGGGAACGTCGTGATGGTCTCGGGGCCGCCGTTGATGAGCGCGATCATCAAGTCGCCAGCGACAGCAGTCGCCGGAACGGGGATCGTAATGCTCGTAGCGTTGACCCCCGTAAATACCTGCTCTGCTTCTCTGAATGCCGTCATCGTCTACCCCCTAAGAAATCACCGGGAACCCCTGCACCCGGATGCTAGCGAGATTTGCCGGCCATCCGCCCTCTGGTACCACCGAGAAGTTTTGAAGCGTGTCGTCTCCGAGGGTCTTCTCCACCGTGGAGTTCTGCACAAAGGGAGTGATGAAGCTTGTCCCGTCGTAGGCCAGGACCTCCTCATCGTCTCCCTCGTACTGAACCCAGATGCCCACGAAGGAAGAGGCATCCGGCCCCTGGATCGTGAAGGTAATGGGCTGGATGATGCCCAAGTTGGACATGTCCGGCGGCTGAAGGTTGGATAGCGTTTGCATGGCTTAGAAGGTGACGGGCGTCCCTGAGACGAAGGCGTCGGGGTTCGTGGTGAGTGCGACAGGCTGGGAGGTCTGGACCGCAACGGCCGTGACCAGCGCCAGAGAGGTTCGCAGGAGCTGCGTGGAGTTCGGCTGGACCGTTCCCGCCGGCGTGAGGATCTCGTTCCCCGTGATGATCAGGCCCGTGATGGGTCGGAGCGCAGTCTCGATGGCGTCGGAAGGAACGAAGGCCGCCCCAGGCTGGAGGAAGTTGATGTAGTTGACGATCGCGGCGCGCGCCTGAAGGGCCACCGAGTCGGCATCGACGCCGGCCGAGAAGGTGAGCTGGAGCTGTGCCGAGACGAGGATCGCCTGGCCCACAATGACCTGGACGAAGGAGCCGGCCGCCCGGTACTCATCGAGGCTCAGGAAGACCTGCTGGGCAAGCTGCTGGCTCTGGGTGTCGTAGGTGGGGTCCGTCTCAGAGAGGTCCGCCAAAGCGTCCGTGAAGCGGTCCGCGATGATGAGCTGGACGAAGCGAGCAGGGCGCCCCAGGCTGTCTAGGACCTCGATGGCGCTGGCCTTATTGACGCCGGGGAACGCCAGGGCGCGCGCCTCCAGAGCCCCCGTGGTGCCGCGCTGGACCGTCGTGAAATAGCGGCGGGCTCTGTCCCGGAGGCTCTCATCAAGCTCCGCATCGTCCGCCCCGGCCGTCGCAACGGTGTTGGTCACCTGGAGGTCCGTGGGCTGCCCTGTGATGGTCGAAACGATGGAGGTGATAGTGCCCACCGCTGCCTGCTGGTCGGAGCCAGCGAGGACCGAGCGAACAGGGACGAAGATCGGGCCAGTGACGGCCGGCGGGAAGCTCGTGGCAACCGTCGTGAGGAACTCGATTCCGTCGGCAGTGGAAAGAGTGGTCCCGACAGGAATCGTGAAGCCCGCAGGGTTCGGCGCGGTCGTGAAGAAGGTCACCGTGCCCAGGGCGGACGCCGCCGGCTTCCTTACCAGGCCGTAGCGGTCGAAGACGAGCCGATCGAGGAACTCGCCGCGGGCAGAGTCGAGGAACGCACCAGACTGGATGCGAAGGACCTGGCCGATCACTTCGTTGCCGGCAGCCACGTTCATGTTGGCTACGATGTTGGCGTCCGAGCCGTCGCGCTCGATGACTGCACGCTTCAGGGCTCCGTTGCGGCGGATCGCTTCGTCTCGGGCTACTCGGAAGAGGTCTTTTCTTGAAGGTAGGTCTGCCATGGTTTCCTTAAAGCTCTACAGTGAACGGCACTTCTAGCGGCACCGTGATGTTCTGTCCGGTTGCTCTCAAATTGGCCTGGACGAGTACGGTCAAAGCGTTTCGATCTTGCGTAACCAAGACTCGCACCTTGTCCACCTCGGGTTCCAGTTTTACCTGGGTCTCGATTTCCTTCTGAAACGAGATGACGTCCGCGGCGGGGAGGGGCTGCTTGACCTGGATGCCAAGGCCGAAGTTCGGAAGGAACCGGTAGCCGCCTCGAACTGTCATGAGGCGACGAAGAATGAGCTTCCGAACAAAGTCCGTCCCGCCGTCCAGGTCGTAGTCTCCGTCCTGGCCGATGGTGTAGACGCCGCCCGTTGCACCACTGGAGAGCGATGCCTGCGGGTTCGCGAGGTCGACGATGGAGAAGTCCCGATCGGCTGCCAGGGCGTCCGGTGTCGCCGTCTTGGTCGACAGCATGCCCTGGAACTCTGCGCTCGTTGGGCTGCCAGAGAGGCCGCCGTCGGCAGCGAGAAGACCGCTCGCGGCGATGGTGTGGGCCACGTTCGAGCTAGCGAGAGGCTCAAGTACGCGGACGTTCCACACCTGGTCGCTCGTGGTTGGCGTGATCTCAACGACCGTGAAGCCAACGCCGGTATCGTTGCGGATGACGCTCCACGTTGCCGGGTTGAGGGCGTCGCCGGCGAGCTGGGAACTCAACGCCTGTGGCGGTTTTGAGAGCGTCACCTGCACAATGTTGGTGGAGATGGCGACAGCCCCCAGAAACGTCAAAGGGCCGACAGATGCGGCCGCGTTACTTCCGTAGGCATCTAGCCCGTATGACTCAAATCCGTAACTCATCTATTCGCCTTTCAGGACCTCGGTTCCTGTTGGTGTTTGCGCCTGTGTTAGCGACAGGGTGATGTTCGCTTTGTAGGTGGCTCCGCCATCCGCGCCACCCGTTGCCGAGTTGGTGAGAGCGTCCACGACCTCCTGGACGTCGCTCTTGAGAGCCAGCTCCTTCGCCTCTCCGTCGATGTCCTGGACGAGCACCTGGCCGCCGCCCTGCGTGACGATGCGGATGTTCGCGCCCTCCTTGGCAACGAGGATGATGTCTTCGGGGTTGTCGCGTGCGAGCTGCGGTGGTGGGTCCGACTTGCTCCACAGGCGGCGAAGGACCACGAGCCCCTCGTCCGGATCACCGCCAGGGAAGCCCACCACGACCTCGGTGTCCTTCTCGATTGGGACGTAGAGACCGAAGTTCGGGCCGGCGTACTCGGCGCCAACGCGAGCCGTCTCGGGGTAGTTCTCGGGCATGAGGATCACATCGACGTAGGGACCCTCCTCGTCGATGTTGAACTCCGTCACGTAGGCCAAGCACTCCCAGCACCGTGGGTCGATTCCAGGCGCGGACACCGCCTCCGCGATGCGGCGGACGTCTGGGGTTCTGGCTACTCTGGATTGCGACGACATGGGCTACCTTAGGGGGTCGATGTTGATCTGCCCCGAGCGGCCGGTACCGGCGAAGCTCGTGGTGGGACGAATAGGAGACGGGGCCTTGATGCCATCCAATGGAGGCGTGGGCCTTGGCACCTTCGGACGGTTTCGGCGGCGACCAACGCGACGACGACGGCGCGGCGTCTTGTTCTCGGCGGGGACTTCGTCGGACCGAACCACGATGTAGTTCTGGAAGTCGAAGTTCACCGCGACCACACCGTTCTGCCAGTTGTACCGAATGTTGGCGACGCGGAAGAAGCGAAGCAGGTCGATGATCGAGCTTCGGCCAGTTGCGACGAGCACGCGGATGAGGTTCTCGTCCACCGTTCCCGATTTGCGGAGCCAGTCTTGGCGGATCGCCTCCACCTGCTCATCGAAACTCCGACGATTGGCGTCCGTAAACTGAGAAGAGATGGGGCTTCGAGAATTGAGCGCCTGGACGTCCACGAGAAACTCGACGCCGTCGCCAGGCTGCAAGCGGAGGAGGTCGGGGTCCGAGTTCTCGCCATTGAGAGAGGCAAGAGACTTGGTCATCACAGCGCCGCCGATCTCCTGGCGCCCAATCTCCTCATAGAGGTCTTTGGCAATCTCCAGGAGCTGCTCTTTGCTACGGATGCCGGGAACGCGGATGCGCTTGATGTCCGTCTGCGCAACTTCTCCAGAGGGAGCCACGCCACTGATTCGAGCCGTCTTCTTGTCCTTCGGTGGCCACTGCTGGATGAGTAGCTTCCCGGGCCCGCGAGATGGTCCGCTCTGGTCGTGGGATACGACCTCGATTACCGGAACCTTGGTGCCTGTGAACTTCCGCTCGAAGGTGAGGGAGTCGATGTTGCGACCGTAGACCATGCGCCGGACGTAGTAGTCCTCGCCAAGGTCGTCGACGCGGGGCACGGGGAGCTGGCTGTTGGGAGCGCGGAACGGCGACAGGCGAAAGTTTTTGGTCGTCTGCTGAGAGAAGACGGACCGAGCTTTTCGGATGTGAAGCTGCCGACCCCTGAAATAGGGAATGCCTCCGACGAGGAGGCAGTACTTGGTGATGATGTCCCAGTAGTTGGCGTTGTTGCTCTGAGAACCGAGCGAAGCGCCTGCTCCGTTGGCTTTTCGCCGGACTCTTGTGAGCCCATCCTTGTCCGCTGGGCTTGGAAGTTCCTGATTCGGCCACTCGTCGGGGAAGGCCACAATCTCCATGTCCTCGCCAGCCGGATGCGTGTCGATGATGGCGCCAACGACGTCGACGATCGTCCCACGAAGGTCGATTTGCTTGAAGATGCGGAGGTCGATCGGGCTGTCCAGGAAGATTCCGCGGAGGTCGCGGCCTTCCATTTGAATCCATGACCCGCTTCCGTCGTGAGTCATCCGCCAGCTGTCGACAACGCCGGCGAGCGTCATCAGGTCGTCCTTTGGGTTCCCTGCTTCGTCGTAGACGTTGAGGATCGACACGCGGGTTCCGTCGGGCTGCACCTGTGTCATTCCCGTTGCGAAATCTTCTGGGTTGACCGATCCCTGGTAGATTTCAACGCCGATCGCACGAAGAAGGCGCGGGTCGATGGGCAACTCGCGGTAGTCAAAGTTCAGATTGAAGGTCCCCGCCGTTCGGTAGCCTGGGAGCTGGATGCTCGCAGTCTTCGGGACGCGGTTGAGGATGTGAGAGAGGTTGTCCTTGCCCTGCTGGGTGATGAGCGGGCGACGGTACGGCCCGGCCGTCCCCGAAACAGCATCGACCACGCCGCGCTGCTCGATAGGCTCGGGCAGGTCGACAACCTGGTAGGACTCGTCAAAGCGCAAGCGCAGGTTGACGACGATCGAAGGGTAAAAGAGTGGAGTCGGTTCAGGCATCTAGCACTGGTTGCTGTTTGGAGGGTTTCGGGGAACGAAGATGACCTGGTTTGCAGACAGGCGACTCGTGTCGAGGTTGTTGAAGTCGAGAAGCGATCGCCACTCGTCCGCGACGCCGTAGAACTGAAGCGCCACATCGCGCAGGTCGGTGTTGTCGCGAGCTACGAAGGAACTCACCAACTCGGGGTTGAGCTGCTTCTTGACCTGCTCCTTACGGATTGCGGAGGTGTTCGAGATGGAGAGGGCAGCCTGCTTCTGCGTGATGAGCTGGCCACGCTGGTCAAGCTTGATGCCGAAGGTCTCCTCGATGTTGAGAACGGCGGAATCTAGTCGGCTCTCGATGGCGTCGGCTGTCTCCTCGGCCGTCGTCTGGATGAAATCCAGGATGCCTACCGCGCGCTGGGCCGTCCTCAGTGGGTCGAGGATTGCCTGGGCGTTCACGATGATCGCGTCTTGGAACTGGAGGACCGCTTGCTGCACCTGGTCGATGCGCTGGTTCACGGCCTGGAGGTCATCCACCGCGCCGTTGAGCGGGATCGCTCCGTCTTGAAGCTCGCGAAGGATGTCGAGCTGCGCCTGTGCCTCCACGGCGAAGTCGGAAAGGTCGAGGCTTCGCTCCTGAATGGGAATGTCGGCAAGCTGGGTGCCCTGGTTGATCCAGGTGAAGGTCATCTCCCATTCGACCTCCTGGGCAACGAACCAGCTCTGGCGGAAGCGCTCAAGGATGCCCTGGCGGACCTGGTTCACCCACGAGACCTCCAAGATCTGCCCCTTGCGCCGCACATCGTCGAACTCCTCGGCAAGCTCGCGGATGTTGTTGATGGGCTGGCCGTTGATTTGGGCTCCTGGCTCGCCGTACTGACCGGCAGCGGGCTCCGACGTCCCAGCGACGCCCCTGGCTGCCCTGTCGAAGCCTGCGGCCCTCTGCTCGTCTGGAGAAAGGTCTTCGACGCGACGAAGGAAGCGGTCCTTCCACTTCCCGTTGATGGTCGTCTGCTCCTCCTCGGCGCCAAGCATCTGGATGGTTCCCTCGGGGGACCCGGCGTACCAGGTGAGACTGTTCCGCTGCTTGCCCGAAAGCGTGAACGGTGGGTATGGGAGCGCGCGACCGGCGAGGCGGAACTCCCGCTTGTCGCCGGTCAACTCTCGGATGATGAATGGTGATGCTGGAGAAGCCATCGGTTACCTCGCGGCAAATGCTGGGGCTAGGCCGGACTGGAGTCGCCGCTCTCCAACCTTTCCTAGGTCGTCGGTGAATGCCACGGCGATGCGGTCTGGGTCGAAGCCCTCCGCAAAGTTCTGCTGGATCTCAAAGCGAGAGCCGCGGAAGTCCTGCGTGATCTGCGGCCGATTCTGAGGCGAGGTCGGAAGCTGGGCGAAGCGGCCAAGTCCACGGTTCTTGACCAGCTCCTTCCACTCCTTCTCCTGGTCGAAATCGGTGAGGTGATCCGTCTGCTTCATCCAGCTGCGCTTCATCTCGTCGAGAAGTTCGACCTGCTTGATGGTCACAGCCCCCTGATGCTTGAGTAGGTTGTCGAGAATCCTCCGCGTGTTCGCTTGCTGCGCCTGAATTTTTGCAGAAGCCTCCATCGCGATTCCGTATTTTGCAGAGGAGTAGGACTCCAGGTTTGTGATCATTCGGACCACGATGCGAGCAAAGCCGGTGATGGCTTTGACGATCTGCAAAGCCTTCGTAAAGGCCCCTAGGATGCCTTTCCCGACCCATTGCAGGAACTGCCCAAGCGTCGAGTCGGAAGAGAAGACCTTCGCAATCTCCTCTCCAATGCCCTTGATGTCGTTCCAAATACCTCCAAGCAGATCGGTGATCTTCTTACGGATGCCATCGATGTTCTTGAGGGCCATCTGGATGCCCTTCACAATCCCGCCAACGACCGCACCGACGAGGGTGAGCTTCAGCATGAACTTGGCGATGTTTCCGAGCTGCACAGCTCCGTAGAAGAACTTGGTGAGTACAGGGCCGATCTTCGGAATCTTTGAGAGCACCGCGGCGAGACCGACCATGCCGCGGTTCTTCTTGCCACCCTTCATAGCCATGCCTAGGATGTTTTCCTTGGCTCCTCCGGTGAAGAACTTGTTCTTCCCCTTCGCCATCTTCATGAGCTTGCCGGCGTTGCCAAGCATGCCTTCGCCGGTGAGCTTCATCATCGCGTAGTTTGCGAGCATCACCTTTCCGAACACCTTCGCCGAAGCGATGGCGGCGTCCATATGCTTGGCCAGAAAGTTGCCGAACTTGCCCGCACCCTCGACCCATCCGTCGATTCGGTTCTCGACAGCCCGCATGAGCTTGGTGAGAACAGGGGCGAGCTTCACCATCACAGTGGTCGTCACGCGGTTCCAAGACTGGCGAACGCGCGCCATCTGGATGTCCATCTGCTTGTACTGGGCAACCGTCGTGTTGTTGATGTGCGCGTTCTTCTCCGACCCCTCGGCGAGAAGACGCTGAACCTCTGCGGGACCCTTGCGGAGAAGGTCCATGGCCTTAGAGCCGGACTCCTCCAGAAGCTTGACGACCTCACCAGTACCGATCTTGCCGGTCTCGACCTGCTTGGCCATCGACACAAGCGCGGCCTGTGGGCCTTTGCGCAGCTCTACACCGTAGCGCTTGGCGAGCTTCGCCATCTCTTTCGACCCGCCGGCGATCTCCGCCTGCTTGCGGGCCATAGAGATCATGATGGCACGCGTCTCTTCTGCGCGGAGTCCAGACTGCTCCATCGCGTGGTTGAGACCGGCCATACTGTTCGCACCCTCGCCCGTGATGGTCGAGAGTTCCTCGATGGTGGCCAGGTACTGCTTGGCACTATGGACCGAGGCACCAAAGCCGAAAACGGCCCCAAGGCCGCCGAACGTTTTACCGAATCCGACGACCTTGGATGTGATTGCGTCTACGTTCTTGGAAAGGCCAGACGCAGCCTTCGAAATGTTCCCGATGACGCGGGAAGTGAGGTCCTTCCCTACGAATTCGACTTCTACTTGATGCCTGGTGTCGCTCATTTTGTGATCGTGTTTTCGTCCTTGATGAGACGACCCAGTGCGTCGTTGAAGTTTTCTAGGTCATCGGATGGATACTTGAGAAGAAGGTCTAGGCTCTGATGCCCATAGCGGGCTGCGAATGCGAGACGAGTCCAAAGGGCGTCCTGAAATCTTCGAATTCCGCCGATCTTCTCGTACTCGATCGCCATCAAACCGACAGAGGAGATGCGAACACCTCCCCTGAGGGTGATGGCTACTAGCCCACGCGCATCCTCTTCGCTTTGAGAAAATTTGCAGTCACCGAATCACTCGGCGTGTGCAAATCGGCGTAGGCAGCAAGTGCCAATTGCCGGAGTTTGGGTTCCATCCCGTTCCAGATGGTCTCCTCTTCACCTTCTCCGTGGTTCACCTTTCGCCCATCAATCTCTACGATCGAGAGCTTCACAAGTTCAAACGCCAAGCGAACACTGTCGCCGCTAGCGCGCTTCGTCGCCTCTACCTCGTCCTCTCCCCGGAGCTTTGCAAGTGCGATTGTTTTCTTGACCACGTCGTTCCCAAACTCTGCTGGGACGTCGTACTCGTAGATCTCGCGTGTCTTGTGCTGGGGTACGCCTTGAAGTGCTGCTGTGTCCATTTCTATCTATCTCCTACTTGGTTGGTGGTTGGTTGTTTCCTTAGAGGACGCTGTAGTCGCTGCCCTCGTATGGAAGGTTCACAGTTCCGTAGTCTCCCCGGCTTCCGAATGAAAGCGGGATGGCTCCGAAGAAGCAGTCGCGAAGAACAACCCGGGTGCGCGTTCCGTTGGGGAACTGGAGGGTCGTCTTGATGTTGATCTTCAGACCTGGCTCCTTGCGGCGCGCGCGGTCGATGATTCGGCGGGTGAGCTGAAGGATGTCGGGGTTGGAGAAGTGCATGGCAATGTTGCCGCTGTACCCGTTGTACTTCTCATCCTTCCGCATGGTGGTCTCGCCCAGGTACTCCTCGGAGAGGATCTCCAAGTCGGCGGTGAAGTCCAGAGACTGGATGTCTCGGATCGTGTTGAGGGGTTGGCCGTTCTCAACGATGATCACGGTCGTCTCTTGGCCTTTGATTCTTTGGTCTGCCATCTGTTCGTCTCCTGCAATTGAAAAGGGCGCTACGGCCCCGGGGTCTGGGGTGCCGTAACGCCCTATCCTACGTTGAGTAGTGAAGCGTCCCGCATCGAGCCAACCCCGATGGGTGCTTCTAAGAAGTATCAAACAAAGGGCCCCGGCGGCAAGAAACCACCGGGGCCCACGCTGTTGGGGCTCTCACCCCTCTCTGTTTTTGGGTAGCTAGGCTGCCAGCTCGGTTGTGGTCACGACACCCTCACCGATCTCCGTCTGGATGGTGATGAAGTCGGCCGTTGCCAGCGTCTGCACTCGGACGATGATGACGAACACGCCCTTGGCTCGAAGCTCTGGGGTGTTCCCCGACACGCCGTCGACGGGTGCGAAGCTCTGGATTCGCTGCGCCGCGGGGTTGTCGGCCGAGAGAAGCTCCTCAAGGAACTCCGTGGACTCGGTGAGGATCGTGTCCTCAAGGTCGTCGGTGAGAGGCTGCTTGGCGAGCTGCACAAGGCGGGCGGCCAGGCTGTCCTGGATGAAGTCGGCCATACGGCGGCGGTTGATGTTCTTCTGCCCAGAGATGAGCGAAGTCGTAACACCCGACTGGATGACGTTCCCGACCGTTGGGTCGACTCGGTAGCCCGCAATTCCGCGACGGCGGAGAAGCGTGTAGGCGTTGATGTCGAGCTTGGGCACGTTGCGAGCGATTCCAAGCGCGCCAGCCTGAGCGCGAGCGGTGACCGTCGTTGCCTCGCCTGGGTTCCTCTCGGGAGCCAGGTTCGACAGGATGGAGACCAGGAAGCCGTCGTAGGAGACATCCAGATCACCCTGGTCGGTGACCTTGCCGTCTGCGGTTGCGATCTCGATCCCCACAGCCTCAGGGATGAAGGTGAGAGCCGGAGGCCAGGAGTAGTCGACGCGCTCGTCGCGAGTAGCGCCAACACCTGGGGCCGTGTCGCCCGTGACCGTTGCCAGGGCCGTCGACTTGGTGATGTCCAGCTCTGGAGAGACAACGCCGGTGCGTCCAATGCCGACCGCAGAAGCGTCCAGGACGTGCTGGCGAAGCTTGGTGCGGTTGTTGTTCGAACGGCGAGCAGCCCAGACGATGTTCACTTCGCGAGCTGGCAAGTCTTCGTCCAGGAGGGAGTCGAAGGCCGTCGAGTACAGGGCGTCCAGGGCGGCATCGTTGGCAGCGTTGGAGCGCTGAACCAGGGCCTCGTAGTCCACGGTGGTCGCGGGGTTCGTCGCACCGGAAAGGCCGGAGAGAGGATCCGCCGTGGTTGCCGTGATGGCAGGTGGGACGATCACCGGAGTGAGGGCGGTCCCAACGGGCCAGCTTCCATCGGCAACGTCGCTGCCCGTTCCCTGTCCGTCCGTGAGAGGGCGAACGGGGACGTTGTAGCCTGGGGCCTCGCTGAACTGCCTCTGGCCACCCACCGAAGCAACGGCGGCGGGGTGGATGCGGAACACCGTGGCGGGGTCCGTGGTGAATGCGAAGTTCGAGCCGTCGAGCTGCTCGACAACAAGGCCCGTCTCCGACGTGACCGAGACGATTCGAAGCGTGAAGGCGTTCGCACCAGGAGCGCCAGCAGCGCCAAACACGCCGCAAACCAGGATGTCGCCCTCTTGCACGCCGTCGGTCTCGAAGGTCGAGCCGGCTGAGTTGAAGACCTGGGTGGCTGCGGCTGCGGCGGCAACAACAGAACCGTCAACGCCTGTGACGAAGGCTTCGGTGTCTGCGAAAAACACAGGCGCCGCCGTCTTGATGCGGTCTACGCCGCTACGGAACTCGGTACCGGCAGGAACCTGGCCGCCGGCGACAGGAGTCGACGGGGTTGGGTCCGTGACCGAAGTGTTCGTAGGAAGCTCTCGCCAAATCTTTATGCCCGCAGATGATGCGAGGTTGATGGGCACGATCGCCAGTCGGCTGAAGCCCTTGTTGCGAAGAGCAACGAAGCCGTTGCCGCCGTCGCCGCCGAACTGTCCGATGGTCGAGTCGAAGCCGCCCGACTTGTTCGCAAGGTCCTGGGCGGTGACAACCTCGACAGGCCGCATGTTCTCCTCGAAGAGTGCGGTGGTCTCGTTGAACTCAACCGCAAAGGTGCAGTCCTGAAACTCACCAATGAGGCAAGCGAACCCGGTCCCCACGCCCTGGATAGAGCCAGAGGGCGGCAGGTCGATAATGTTGACGCCTTCGATGGCGGTGAGCACATCTGCGCTCGGGAATTGTCCAAATCGTCGAATAAAACCAGCCATCTCTCGGGCCTCCTAGCAGGGTTCGTTTCCGTCTTCGACCGTGAGATCGATCCGGGTTTCAGTAAGGGGTGTGATTCTCTTCTTGCGGTACTGCGAAAGTTGTCCAGTCACCATGAACACGAGGTGGCGGTTCCTTTGAAAGGCCCTCGGTTCATCGTCTGGGTAGTTTCCGGTCACAACTCTGTACGTTCCGCGTGCGTTGAAATAGTGGGGCAACTCTAGTTGAAACCCGTACATCCAGTCCACCGGGTTCAAAGCGTCCTCCATCTGCATGCCAAAGCAGATGCGCTCTTCGGGGTTGGTGCTGAGGATATCGATCATCATGTCGAAAGTGACCTCTGCATGTTTGACCAAGTAGGTCATGGCGTCAACTTTACAGGCCGGGTCCACAACGGGCGTGAAGCTGGAGGCATCGTAGAGGTGCTCGCGATCCGAGTAGACGATTGCACTCGGGTACTTGCGCTTGTCCTCCTGGTCCGGCCATACGTCCCAGACCTCCTTGAGGCGGACCCTCGTGTTGAAGGATGGGTGGATGAACTCGGGTAGCGATGCGAGGTACTCGGCGAGCCCCCGCTTCAGGGCTGTACGGACATCGCACTCCTGGTTGCCCGTTAGATTCACGGCGGAGGCCTGCTCTGTGGTCTCGATCAGGCAGCTGGTCTTGACGATTTCGGGGCCCGGCTCGCTCGAAAACTCGCGGGGCGGCATTACGGTATGGCAGGTCATTTCTTCTCCATCTCCTTCGTGAGTTCGTACATGATCTCGTCGATGACAGCCTTCTCGATCTCCTTTAGCGAGTCTCTGAGGATGTTGCGAGGTTTTAGCCCGCGGGCCTTGATGGCTCGGGCCATTGCGAATGCCGCTCGGCGAGCCTCTTCTCGGGACACGCCGGCGCGCCGCTGAGCCCACTTGGCCAACTCATCGATCGGGGGCATCTTGGCGCCCTTGCGCCGCCCACCCTCAACAACCGCTGCATACTTCTGGTTGTTGTAGATCGAGACCCCGCGGGTCGTCTTGCGGGTCTTCCAGGAGCGCCGGAAGGTTCCCGTGTTGTTCGCGCCTCGCTCGCCGTTCCTGGAAGCTGGCGGGGCCTGGTCTGTAGCCCTGTGGAGGATGGGGATGGACTTGAGGGCCCCTGCCTTCATTCCCCGTTCTGCGACCCTCTGAAGGTCTAGTGCGTCGAGCTTTCCAATCCAGTTCTTGAGGCTGATCTTGACGGTGGCCACTTACTGTAGCTCTCCGGCTCGCGTCCGGTCGGCGTCGATCTTCTCAAGGGTGAGATACCACTGGAATTGGGAGGGGCGGAAGTTGGGTGCGTTCCTGAGTTCGAAGCGTCGCTTGGTGGCTGGGCGTCCGTCGCACCGAGGGAACTCGATTTCGTAGAACACGTAGTCCGTATCGAGCGGCTCATTCCCGTTGGGGTCGATGCCCATCAAGAAGTCCTCGGTGTAGCGGCCGGAAACCTCGGAAAGCTGGATGGTTCCGAACTCGTCGAGGCCGTGAGGCGTGAGAATCTCGGAAAGGCTGCTCATGTCGGACACAAGCGGGGTGGGGAGAATCTCCTCTTGGAAGATGATGCTCTCCTGGCCGCGTCCTCGGAGGTTCCCCGACCAGCGGGTTCGGAACACGGTCACGATGTAATTGCGGAGCCCGAACTTGGTATTCAGGTCGCGGAGCCTGTCAGCTGGGCGCTGGAGCCGCTTCGCCAGAGTGTTCCGGCAGTCGGCCCCACGGATGCTAGTGAAGCCGCCCTTTTTGCTGAACTTGCTCGACATAGTTACCCACGAGGAATCATCCCACCCCTACGGGCGCGAGGCGCGCGGAACTTGCCGGCGTAGTAGTAGAGTGGGCTGCCAAGCTGCCCGGCAAGGCGAAGGGCCCATCGGTAGTACTCGTCTTCGAGCTGGTCGATGTGCTCCTTGCGGACTTCCATGTTGTCGAGGCGGTTGACAGGGAGGTACTCGATTCCCTCTCGCATCTCGCACTCGATGCGGTCCATATGGGACACCATCGAGCGAACGCGATCCTCAGCCTCTGGGAGGATCTTGTCCATCGCGCTCTCCAGGATGAAGAGCTGCTGGACGGGGGCCGGAAGGCCATAGGAGAGAGCCGCTGCCGGGGCAATGTTCAAGTACCCCATGTGGTAGCGGATTCGCTCCTTCTCTTGTGGCGAGAAAGCCAAGGTCTAGTCCTCGATCCGCTCCATCTGGACGCCGGACTTGGCCATCTGCTCCATGCCGGCGGGTCCGCCGTAGTGCTGGGAGGAGATGACGCTGCCAGCCTTGAGCTTGGTCACTGCGCCGTTCCGCGAGAACGTACAGTCCGCGATCACGCGGTACTTCTGGATGCCTGCGGGCTTTGCTGCGGCCTTCTTGCCGGCGGCCTTCTCTGCCTTGGCCTTGGGGGCCTCTGGCTTGGTCTCGGCGGCCTTGGGAGGCTCGGGGGCTTTGTCGGCGGCGGCAGGAGCCTCAGGATCCTTGGCGTCGGCTTTCGCCTCTGCTTTGTCCTTGGACTTCTTGCTCGACTTGTCGCCGATCTTGGCTGCTTCTAGTGGGTCTGTGCTTTTCTTGGCCATGGTGTTTTCCTGGTGACGAAAGAAGGGGCGGTCTCTATCGAGGGACGCCTAAGAAGGGCGCCGCTCCGCTCCCTGAGAAAAGAAAAGTGCGGAGGAACATTGTGACTTGATGCTGGTTAACCGGATGTATTCAAGGTCCGTCCGTAGACCACTATCCAACTTCAACGATCGACTCTGTTCGGATGGCCGTTCTGTTCGCCGTAGCGAACACGGATTGGTCACCACACTCCGCGAGGGTGCAGGCGTTCTCGAAGCACGGGGGCTCGGTTTGCCTGCGAGGCTATTGCTCCTAGCACTGAAGAGAGACCGATTCTCTTCCTTAGCTGTTGGTGCAGCCTTATGGTTGCCCGGCGTTGGCGTAGTCATCACCCAGGATGACATCGACGGGTTGAGTCTAATCAAAGGTTGCCGCCTTTGAACGTGAGACCTATTCCATAGTGTCTTAGACCCGTTAGGGTACGAATACCCGGACGCGGACGCGCGAATCGAACGCGCGCGAGGACCATCCCCGCGTAAAGGCCGGGCCCCCGAAGGGGCCACAGCCGAATCCCTATGAAGGGAGGGCAGCAACTTACTGCCCGTGCTCCACTGTGAGCAGTCGCTTGTAGCGAGCTGCGTCGCCGGTGGTTGCGTCCGTGCGCACTGGCCAGTCGCCGATGAACTTCCAAGAGGTCGAGACCTGGTCTTGGAGTCGGTTCAAAGGAGCCCGGATGATGAGCTGGATGCGGTCGGTCATCACTTGGATGCCGTTGTTGGTGATGGAGGCGTCTCCCACCTTGCCAGTGATACCGGCGTCGGTGATGAGCTGATCGAGAGCCTGGTAGTACTCGTAGATCGCGCCTTCGCCAACGAACAGGGCGCGGTGGATACGCACACCCGAGTCGTTCGTCAGTTCGCCACCGAACGGATCGTCGTCGGTGTAGCTGTTGGTGTCTGCGCCCTCGACGGTGTCGATTTGCGGGCACTCGTTGTTGCGGAAGAACACGCAGTTGAGAAGCTCACCAATGGTGAACTGCTTGTACATGTAGTAGTCCGGCAACGAGGTGAGCAGACGCTGCCACTCGGGATCAGCGAAGACCTGGGCCTGGCTGGTGGGGTCGAGGTGACAGTGGAAGCGACCATCGGGCATCTCGGGAACGTTGGCCTGCCAGAACCGGGAAACGGCGGCGCGGATGGCAGCCAGGTTCAGGAGGTCGGCACCAGAGATGGCGTCGATGGAGTCGCCGCCGCCAACGCGGACGAGGTTCGTTCGGTCGCCTGCCTGAACAGGGTCGCGATCGATGACGGTCACAGCGGCGTCCAGAAGGAGCACGCCAGGGCCGAAGCAGTCGCCAGCAGTGTCGGGGGTGAAGCCGATGACGTTGCGAGCAGCTGGAACACCAGACTCGAAAACCGTCACAGCGAGAGGGTTGCTGCCCGACACAGTGTCGAAGCGGACCTGCGAACCGGCAGCGGATCGAGCGGAGGTGAATCCATTCAAGCGCTGAACGCGGAGAGAGGTCGTTGGGCCCTGGGGACCGTCGGCGACGGTGTGGCCAGCCATTGCCGCGTTGTACATCCGGTTACGGACGATGCGGTTCAGGGTTTGGCCAGCCTGGAGACCAATCTGCTGTCCGTTGCGGAGGAACAGGTTGGCGATCGCCGCGATGCTGGTGGGCATATGCGTGTCGATCGAAGAGGCGTACTGCTGAAGAGTGGCGGGCCACTGCTCAGACTCGTACTGCTCAGGATGGGGATCCTGGCCAGGAACGATGGGCTTCTGCTTTGGCTTGATGAGGCCAGGAGCGGTGAAGAACATCGAGTCACCGACGTTCGCGGCCCACTCTTCAGGAGAGACTTCGGCGCGGAACAGGAGACGAGGGAAAAGCGAGTCATGGAAGGCTCGCTCCAGGAGGTTTTCCTGGACAAGCGCACGAATCTGGGGCGCTTGGACGATGGTTGAGAAATCAGGTACGGACATGGTTTGTTTTAGCTCCTACTAGATGAAGAAGCGAGGTGGTTAGAGTGTTGGGCTCGAACCGTTCGTAGAGATTCCGAGTTCGCGTTTGCGAGCGTCGATCTCCTCTTTGGAAGCGGTCCGGGCGTCGAACATCTTGTCCTCGCCAGTTTGGGTCATAACCTCTCCAGGCTTGGGAACAGCTGGGGTCGTTTCGTCGTCCCCTCCGGTTCCGGTATTAGCCGGGACAGTCGTCTCTCCGAAGAGATACGGTTTGGTGTCTCGAAGGCCAGTGAAGAAGGCGGTCTCATCGAAGGCTGCTAGCTCTTCTTTGGTCTTTCCTTCGCACTCTCGCGTCATCAGGCGGACGGCGTAATCGACATCCTTCACCCCTGCGTTGATGGCTACCTCTCGGAGTTCCATCATTGCTTCCGTTGCAGCGAGTTTCTTCTCCGTCGCTTTGCGGCGCTTTTCTTCTTTGCGCCAGCGTTCGCGCTCCTTTGCTCGCTCTCTTTCGAGGCGTGCGATCTCCTTAGCGTCCTTGCTTTCCATCCTATCTTTCTTCCCGCGAGTGTTGTTTCGCTTGCTCTGCCCGTTCTTGTTGGCCGGTTTCTTCTTCTGTTGTGCCATGGTTTCGTCCTCGTTGTCTGTCGGTTGGGGTTTTGAGAGAAGTTCTTCGACTTGAGCTGCGAGCTTAGGGATTTGACCTAGGGCCTCATCCAGCGACTCGAACCCGGCGGCTTTCACCTTCTCGGTGATCTCCGCGAGTGCTGCTTTTCGTCCTTTCTCTCGTTCCTTCTCCTTCAGCTTCTTGAACTCTGCCTGGGGCACTTGATGAGTTACCGTCTCTTTCTCAGTGGTATCGGCTGCCGGGGGTTCGGTCGCCCCTGTAGGTGGAGCCGTAACGACTGGTTCTGGAGTTGCTGTAACAAGTGGGTCGGGCGTCTTCGGTGGTTCTGGGTTTCCTGTTGGCTGTGGCGTTTCGAGTTCTTCTGGCGGCATCGCTTCCTCTTTTGCTCTGGGTGCCCTCTCGGTCTTGACCGACTGTTAACCGCCGTCGTCGCGTGGGTGACGGGGCAAGCCGTCAAGCTATGTTCCGAGTAGGCGACTCCTCCAGTAGGTGAGTGGCTCGGGCTAGGCGAATTCCTAGCCGTTACCGGTCTGTGGGAAATCTCCGGCCATATCGGCCGCAGGGCGAGGGAGGTAATCGACAACAACGTCGGTCACATCGGCCTCAAAGGTGAGAGTTGCGCCGTCGTCGCTCAGAGTGGCGAGTGTGGCGGATGGGGTGTCCCCGGAATCCGAGATGTCTCGGCGGCCAGCAGCGGCAGCGCCAGCGGTCACGCGAGCGGAAACCGAAGCAGGTCCCATTGCGGGTGGGTCGAGAGTCACGGTAGCCGCAGCGGGCTGAGTGATCGTGCGCCCCTGAGGGGTGAGAAGGGTTCCGAGCTTCACAAGGCGAAGAGCGTCGGAGATCTTGTTGGGGTCGGCCTCGTCAACGACACCGGCCAGGTTCAAATCTACAGTCGTGGTCATGGGGTTCTCCTATCTGGGTTATTGCGTCTTCTCTCCCAAGAAGACCTTGACCTTAGTATCCGTTGCGGGAACTCGGGTCAAATCTATGGCCGTGATGGGGACGGATCGACTGATGAGGATCAGGACATCGTCCACTGGAATCGATTGCTCGACTCCGTCGGCAGAAGTGATGCGGGCTGTCACCTTCGCGCCGTTCGTTGGCGAAATGATGACGACCGATGCGTTTGTAACGCCTCCGAAGACGACGGGGACAGGCGTGTCCACCGTGAGGTTCACCTCGTCGTAGTTCTTAACTGCGAGGGCGACTTCTTCGGAAAAAGGAAAGTCAATGGTCGGACAACCCGAGCCGAGCGGCAGCGTGTTGTTCGGGGCAGACCTTGCGTGTGCTGAGAGTGAGAAGGTGTCGGACATGCTGCACAAGTAAGCCGCCCGTTCAATCAAGAAGGGGCGGCGGGTTGGTTAAGTATCAGAGAAGATTCAAACTATCGTGACCGGAATGGCTGAGGGTCTGGAGCGGCGGGCTTCGTGTTGGGCAAGAGCTTGTCCTTGCTGTACCCGTTCACTGGGCACTTGTACTTGCTCTTGTCTACGCCTGCTGGCCATGGTTGTTCCATTGTCTCTCTCCTGCTTTGGGTTGGTGCGAGTAACGCGGGACGCTATCGAAGGTTGCTGAAGGGAGACGGGTTGGGGCCGCCTGGTCCTGGTGCCGGGCCGCGCTCGACAGGCTCTTGGTACGAGCCGCCGGAGTCTCCGGCCGGGGTTCCCGCGGAAGGGTCGTATGCGACGCCGTCGGGGAACTTGCTCCGATCGGTTCCAATTTCAAGAGCGCGCTTGCGTGGGCTTCGCAGGTTTCCGGGTGATGGTTGTGGCATTATCGACCGCCTCTCAGGTTCTTGATGAAGGAACCGGGGCTGGTGAGCGCCTTGGCGGGCTTTCCGCCGTAGGCGTCATCGAACCCGATGTTCCCGTTGTTCGAATCGTCTGGCGATTTCCATTCCTGCTCCTTGTTGAAGTTCTGGGTTGCGTTGGAGTTCCCAGGAAGGGGCAGGACCGCGTTGTGCTTGGATTTCGCCATGTACGTAGGTTAGGGCCTCTTGGATGTAGCCGTCAAGAAACGGACTACTCCATGTCCTCCGTAGGCTCTGCGTCGAGGTCGTCGTCCATGTCCTCGTCGTCCATGTCCATGTCGTCCTCAGCACAGCAAGCAGCGGCAGCCTTGAGCAAGCCACCTACCTTGGCAGCCATCTCCGGAGAGTGCTCACCTTCTGGGGTGTCGCTCTCGACAGCAGCGTCAAGAACGGCGCCGATTGCTTCAAGATCGCCGCGCTCTTTGCTGTTCAGCTCCTCGGCGAAGCCCTCGACCATAAAAGGAGGCATCGCGTCCGCGAATTCCTCGGCAGCTTCCATGGTTTCCTCGGCCATCTCCTCGGCGGCCAGGTCGGCTCCGATGTCCATGGCGTTGTCGACGATGATGTCGGCGGATTCCCGCAGCTCGCCGCCGAACTCACCCATAGAGGTGAGAAGCTCTTCGCCACGACCGATGAGATCGACCTCTTCTGGGCTTTCGCCTTCGGTTTCGTCGACCGGAAGGTCAAGCATGGGGGACTTGGAATGCTCTTCTACAAGGGCGCCTAGTTTCTTGGGATCCATCATTGGAATTTTCTCCTATCGGGTGGCTGAAGCGAAGAAAGCCTATCGCTTACGTTTTCTCTGGGCAAGAGATCTGCGGCGGCCGCCTCGGAGTACCCAACCGGGTATTCCCCAATGCGGACGCCAGGGTTGAAGGGTTGCTCGGTCGTTGGGTCTATTCGGGGGATGCGACCAACTCTTCCCCCACATCGAAACTGGTACCCCGGCTTTACCCGAAGGCATCGTGAACTTTCCGCCAGGCGGAGCAACTTGCCCATGCATGGCGAGGGAGTCGGCCTCAACTCGATCATCAAGCTTCGCCCCCGTTGAGTCGCTCACAAGCTCCGTCCAGCGCATCATGAGGTCCGGGATTTCGTCCTGCGCGTCCTCTATCGCATCGGCGTGGGTCGCATTGAAGGCCCACGCTTGCTCGGTTCGGACTATTCGCTCGGATTGCCACCACTGGTTGCCTGTAACTTGCTGGACGCGGCTGATTGCGTCTCCAACAGTCTCTCCGGTTGCGAGAGAGACCGCAAGTTCCTGCTCCAGCTTGGCGATGGTGGTCGCTCCCACGTTGCCCATGAGCTTCGAGGAGTTCTTTCGAATCAGGGAGGTGTTCTTGCCAAGCACCCCAGCGAAGCGCGCGGCCTCCTCGACAGGAAGAGTGATATTGGTGCCCCCGAACCTTCTCTCCAGGCGCTTGAAGTCCCGGATGGCAGCCCGCAGAGCATCGGCCTTGGTCTCCTCGGTCGCAGCGGCCAGCGCGTCTCCCATACTGGCTGCGATCTTGACCTGGCCCTCCTTCAAGATGGCCTGGAACATCTGCATTTGCCCAATGGTGAACTCACCGTCGCCGGCGGCCATCCGCATCTTGAGCTTGTTGGTGAGGTCCTTCTGCGCCTGGTCGTAAAGACGCTTCAGGCGAAGCACCCCTCCGCGCTCGATCAGCCGGTTGAGTCTCTTCGCGTGCTCGCGGCTGATCTGGTCGAAGATAGAAGGCATGGCTCGCGCCGAGCCTACTCGGACTGTTCGTTGTCCTCGGTATGGACTCGACTATGGCAACCCTGGCAGATGACAACGAGATTCGTCAAATTGTTGGTCTTGCGTCGCCATGCGTGCTTCGAGGTCTTGATGCCGCCCTTGTGGTGAAGGCCGAGGTTCTGGGAAGTGCCGCATGCCTTGCACCTCCAGCCGTCTCGCCGATAAACGCCAAGGGCTAGGCTTGGAGGTAGTCCACCGAAGCCGTTTTTCTTGATGTCGGCGCCGTGCTCCTCTGCTTCGCGCAGGGTGTTTTCCATGGCCCGCCTTTCGGAGGGCTTCATGGCTTCGTACCTCGCATCGTTGCGGAGGTTCCGAAGGTCGACCAGGAGCTTCCCCACTATTTACCCACTTGGACGAGTGGGGCATCCGCATTGGGACCGCGGTCAATTTCCACAAGAACCCAGCTCGGGGCCCTGGCCGCCGTAATCTCCAGCTCTTTGCGGTGGTGCTCGCAGGCGATGGCCTGGGAAAAGCGGATCATTCGGCCATATGTCGTATCGATCGTAGGGACTCGGACGTTGCCGTTCTTGTCCACGGAGCCGTTCTGGGCCGCAGAAGCGCAAACCGTCGCCCAGTACTCCGGGGACCGCTTCTTGATTTCGGAGACGAGAGCCATCATGCGCACCATGATGACCGGAGGGCCGCCACAGAGGTCGCATCGCCCCTTCATGCCGAATTCCCGGTGAATCTCCTGGGCTGATTTCTTGCCGCCGAAGAGCTTCGAGCGGTGAATGATGGTCTTGGGCTTGTTTGCCTCTCCGGGCTTGATGATTCGGCTCATCCTATCTCTCCATAACGGGCAGCTATCTGCCCCCAGTTCAATCCTAGTGGTCCGAAGGTAATGGCTTTATCGTCGATGAACAAGTCGGCGTTTGGTTTGCCCTGAAGCCCGTCATCGATTGCGTCGAAGATCTTGGGGAGCTTCTTGTTCACGAAATCCACCATTTGCTCATAGCGAGCGCGGTTGAGGGCCTCCGACTCGGGCTTTTGTTCACGGTTGACGATTCCGGCCCTGTGAAGCGGATCGGAGGTCGGAGAACCGAGAAGAGCCTGGTTGGCGCGCGCCGAGTAGAGCAAAAGCGTGTGCCCAGCGGCCTTCAAGGCCATGAGTGCAGGCCGAGCCATCGGCTTCAGCCTCAGCGGAGTCTCCAGGTCGTCGTAGCGCCCCTCCTGCTCCACCACCGTGTTGTCGAAATCGATGGCGATGATCATCCCTATCTCCCTTGCAAACTCAGAGCAGCTCTAAGAACGGCGGCCATGAGGTGTTCGTTATCTCTAGAGTCTCATCCAACTCGATCGAGTGGTCAACGTCGGTGGGCTCGTTGTCGTGGTCGAGGCCATCGACAAGACGCATGATTGCCACCATCGCCTCTTCGGCGGTCTCGCCCGTTGCCTCATAAAGCGGATAGAGGTTGCACCTTCCGATGAACAGGAGGCGCTCTTCGCAGTAGTTGACGATGAACCCCACGAGGGGGAGTTTAGTCGAACGAGCCCCAGGCTCCGACTAATTCGCCGCGTTCGAACTTGTCCTCTTTCGCGTAGGCCCAAATCTCCCACGGAATCTTCCGGTAGGCGTGCCACACGTCATCGTCTTCCTCGCCGTTCGGGTACTTCTTGCGCTCCCACCAGTCGAGCTTCAGTTTAACGATCGCGAAGAGGATGCCGAACGCTATCCCGTAAGTGAGCAGGTAGAGCACTCCGAACAAGTAAGTCTGGATGATGTGAACCCGCTCATGCACCTGGAGGGGTTCGTGTTTCAAGTTCCGCTCGTCCGCGAAGAAGATGATGAGGCCCCAGGTCTGCGCGCCCGGTCGAAACCAGATACGGGTGACCTCTTGTTTCCTTCCTCGGATCTCGACCTCTTTCGTCTTGGCGACGATTTCGATGGCCCCGGCTCTCCATCGAATCTTCTCGACGCCGTAGATCGGAATCAGAAAAGCCCCTATCAGCGTATGAAGGACGATGAATAGGGGCGGACAGAGTGCCAGAAGGCTAATGAGGAGGGCGGTGGACATAGTCTTGGATCTCCGGGGTTCGGTACATCTGAAACTGGAAGGGGTAGAACCGCGCTGCCAGTTTGATGAGATGGTAGGCCACGAACCACCGCCATCGGGACTCCGCCTTCGGTCGCTTGACGACGAAGTCGATGGTCATCGGCTTATCAGTATCGGTCGCCGCCATACCCGCTGATCATATCCTGTAGAGAGCGCCCTTGCTTCTCTGCTTCTGCTTTGAGAATCGCGAGCATGGCCTGGAGGTCCTCCACTCCGAAGAACGGGGCAACCGAGCGGCTCGCGTGCTCCTGGTCGATGAGCCCTGCACTCTTTGCCGCCGACGCTGCTCCGACGGCCTGCTGGATGTCCTGCGCGCTTGGCTCGAAGTACTTGGGCCAGTCCAGTCCGATGCTCTGAGAGTCGGAACCAAGCCGTCGAGTCTCGCGCTTGATGACCTTTCCCTCCTCGTCCATCACTACCCTCTTGGGCAGGTTGACGATGCGGCGCTGAATCTGTCCACCGATGATGGCCGGAGCGGTGAGCTTCTTCACTGCGAGGACGACCTTCTTCATCAGAGGCTTGACCCCACGCTCCCCGTACTGTTCGCGAAGGATGTCGGCCTTGGCAAGCATCGAGCTGTACCGGCGCTCGACCTCTGTCGCCGTCATGGCAGCCGCCGTGCTGTCTCCCTCAAGGAAGCACTGGTTCACCTCAAGGACCATGGACCGGTACTCCTTGGCCTGCTCGCGAGCTGCGCGAGAGCCGGCTCCCTGGAGTTCCAAGTAGCTCACCGTCCCGCCGGGGACGTGAATCGCGTTGTCGGAGCCCGTCGAGACGCTGTCCATCTCACCCTCCGAGGAGATGACGAGAGTCGGGTCACAGTTTGCGATGATGCCCTTCTGGCTCTGCGAGTAGAGGGAGTCGATCTGCTCCATCATGTCGTAGGTGCCATGGCAGTCGGAGAGGCCGTCGATGTCGCCGACTACGGGGATGTTCTGAATCCATACCGCGGGGCAGAAGCCGAAGTTGTGGATCACCTCTTTGTCCTTCAGACTGGACCAGTCGGGCTCGCTTCCGTCGCCAACTGGGCAAGGCTTGTAGATGACATCCTTCTCGGTGTCGATAACTCTGCGGTACCAGAAGGGCATCTGGACATAGCGCTCTTCCTCTGGGTCCCACATCTCTTGATAGAAGACGTAGCGCTTTTCTAGGGCCTCAAGCTCAAGCGTGGTCCTGTCGGAAAACTTCGGAAAGACCCACCGAGGGTCGTGAACCTCGAAGTAGGGGCGGCCGTCGATGAATTGGAAGCCAACAGCGACAGAGCCGCATGCCCCACCGAAAGTTCGAGCCATCATCATGGTTGGCCAGAGGCGGCCAGCCTCGGCAATTGCCTGAACGAAGTCCTCGGACAGCTCATCGCCCTCGACCGTAAGCTCGGGGTGACGCTTTTCCGAGAAGAGCAACGATGTGAAGCGGTCCACGATCACCTTGCACAGGTGGTACGGCGCGGAGGGTCGGCGGAACTTGAGCGGTGCGACCTGGTTGTTCGCATCGTAGAAGCCCGGGTCCATCGCCCGGCCCGAAGAGATGGCGACCTTCTCCAGGTGGTCGAGGTGGTCGCTCCCATCCCAGTCGAACTTACGATCGGCGTACTGGCTGCACATGTAGTACGACCAGAGCCAATTCATGTCCTGTTGGCGCGGAGAGAGGCCAAGTCGCCCCAATCTATCGTTTTCGCCGATCAGCTTGGGGGCCATCGCCATGGACACCTCGGTGCCTGCCTTTGGGTTGCTCTTCATTTGCTTTGTGTCCAGGGAAAGAGAAGGGATAGACTATGGGAGTCTCTCCTCGTTTGGGTTGTGCTCAAGAAAGCCCCGGGTCCTTGGCTAGGACTCCGGGGTTTTCCCTTTCTTGGCCTCCTTCTTGGAGGTCTCTTTCTTGGCCTCGATGCTGCGGGCCTTCTTGGGCTCCAGCATCTGGACGAGAGCGGCGACGTCTTCGACGTACTTCTCGGCGTAAATGGTGGCGCTCGGGTTCTTCTTGGCGAGGGACCTATAGCTGTTCAAATCCCGCTTGATCTCGTCCAGTGTTCGCATTTCGTATCTCCTTCTGCTTGTCAAAGTAACCGGGGTTGGTTGTCCAAATCGTGCGCCGCCCCTCCTGCATGGACTGCCCTTCGTCGATCCAGTCGGGGAGGTCGGTGATTCCCTCCATGGCCAGCTCGATCAGCCGGTTGAAGTCCTTCGCTGGAATCTGCACCCGGTACAGGGGCTTGCCGTTGAGGAAGCCGCACATCTGGTCGGGCCGCCCGTTCATTTGCGGGGCCCTGGCCGTGTCTTGGCGTGCTGGTGCCGCGTCGTGTTGTAGAAGAGGGTGATAGAGATACAGTGGAACTCCTGGTCGCTCGACTGAGTCACGACCTTGTCGACCACGTGGAAGGAGGGGTCGGCCTCCTTCTGCGCCTCCAGCCACCTTGTGGCCTCCTCACCCAGCTTTGCCCGGTCCTTTGCCTTGGTTGCCGAGAAAATCTTGATGCCGTCCATTTCCATCTCCATACCTCTTTATCAGTGGTTACGAGCCGGCGTCTACCATCGAGCAAATGCCCGAGACCAGCTCTTGAGTTGAGAGTGTGCCATCAAGGAGGACAACGGGTCCATTATTGGCGTACATGCTCGCGAAGGCCTGGTACCTCATGCGCAGGTCGTTGGTGTGCTCCATGTCCTTCTCGAACATCGGATTCGCCTCCTCGCCGCGCTTGGTGCGCCGGTGTATCGCAATCTCTGGCGGCACATCGAGGATGAACACGGCGTCCGGTATGAAGTCGAAGGCGCCGGGGTTCGTCATTGCTGCCAGAGTCGCCACCGAGTGCTGGCCCGCCTGATAGGCCCAGGTCGTCACCATGGGATGGCGGTCGCAGATCAGGAAGTCACAGGCCTCCAGCCGCTGGACCAGTCTCTGGTCAAAGTCCATCCCGTCGGCAACGAAAAGAGGAAGCATTGCCTTCTCGTCGACGACCTCGGGGGTCTTGAAGATTTCGCGAATCATGGAACCCACGATGCCCTCGTGGGTCGGGAAGGCCTGGTGGTCGACCACCCTCCCCCGCTTTTCCAGCTCCAGCTCCAGCGCTCGGACAAGGGTCGTCTTCCCGGACCCGTCCATTCCGTCGATCACAATCGCAATTCCCATCCTGTCTCTCCTAGCTTGAAAGCCCGATGGCTTTCGGGTTCAGAGCCCGCATGACGTCCTCGGCCTGCTCCTTGGTGCAGCTGTAGACCGTGGCGCGGCGCTCAAAGGCCAAGCCTGATGTGTCTCCGGGGAATGCCTGCTTCCCCGATTCGCCGACGGGTGCCACCCCGACCTTCTTGGTCTTCCCGGTGTTCGTCCCGTAGGCCCTCCAAATGTTCCAGTCGGTCTTCACTCCATCCCCTTTTCTGTAAGTCGCCACACCTTCTCTTCGCGCGAATACTTCACGCGCCCCGAAAGGTCGAGGTAGGAGAGGAGGTTGACCGTCACGTGGATTTTGTAGCCCTTGAAGCGCATCGCCGTTTTGACAGCGCGCAGGCTCATTGCTCCACCCTTCTCCTTCAGGAGCCCGATCAGCTCCAAGGCTCCGGGCTCCCAGAACTCGCTGTCCGAGGTTGGGGGAGTATCGTCCACGCAGAGTTTCTATCACGGCGCGAGTTTTGCGTCTCGGTTTTGGCTACCGGCGCTGGAGGTCTGGCTTCTTGCGGACCTTGATCTTCTTGTTGGTGCCGACGGCCATCCGCGCGCCTTCTCGGGCAAACCATGACGCCATGAGTCGATCACCGGTGTGTCCGGCTGGGTCGTAGTAGAGCATCTCGTCCACCCAGGCAGCGATTTCCGGGTGCAGGTCCTGGCCCCCGTCGTGGCTGGGAATGGTCCACTTGCCGTTGTACATCTCGGTCGCCATGGACTGGACACCGTGGGATGGGTCCGCCTTGTTCTTGCCTGTGGTGAAGGGGAGGATGGGGACGGCCGAGCTTCCTCGGGTGAACTGGAGGATGAAGTCCTGGGCCGCGTTGTTCTCGACGATGACGATGGAGCCGAAGCGGCGGTGGACGCTCTTGATCTTCTGCACAATCTCCGGGCCGCTGATTTTCTCCGTGTCGATTTCGAGGACGTGGCGCTGGCCGAACGGGTCGATCGCTATCGTGAAGAAGCAGGTCTCGTCCGCGGCGCTGTGCTTCTGGACCGCGAGGTCGACCCCGGTATAGACCTGGTAGCCCGGTGGGATGGTGGCGAGGGCCTTCGCCATGTCCCTTCCGTCACCAAGCTCCAGGCAGGCCTCAATCCACTGGCGCTTGAACGTCGATGCGGAGTCGTCGCGAGCCTTACAGAGAAGCTGGCGAGCAAATTCGAGGGGACCAAGTTCCTCCAGCTTGTCGTCCAGGCGCTGCTGGTCCCAGGCCTCCGGCCATCGGGGAGTTCCGTCTGGGAGAAGCGCCGAGTAGACGAAGGCCTTCCACGCTTTCTGCTTGGCGAGCTTGTGGAGCAGGTCGTCCGGGTGCCAGGCGTTGCCGATGTTGCGGACCTTTGCGTTCTTGGTGAGACGTCCGATGAGGGTCGACATCACCCAGTCCTTCACGTCCTTCCGGCCGTGCGCGGTCCTCGTGTTCTCGTAGTTCAGGATGTCATCGAGAACCAGGCGGTCGATACGAGCACCCAGGATGTTGCCGTGGAGGCCGGTGCATTGGACGCTGGGGTCCTTCGCGAAGCTCTCACGCTGAACCGTGAAGTCCGACTCGCCCCAGGGAGTACCGGGGAGCAGGTTGGGGAAGATGGAGTGGAGGGCGTCCGATCCCTCGATGTAGCCCTTGATGGCGCGGCTGATTTTCTTCGCCTGGCCCTTGGTACCCGAACAGATGACGGTTCGAAGGTTGGGATTCCGCCCCAGGTCCCAAAGCGTCCGGGCGACGGCCATCTGCTGGGTCTTCCCGTGTTCAATCGAGGACCAGATCAGGAGCCGGTCGTACTCGTCGGCCAGCCTGTGCCATTCGAGGTGAAAGGGGGCCATCTCGATGGGGCCGCCCGTCTCCTCGTTAACCATGACGAGTTCGCAGAAGGACTTGAGGTGTCCCCGCTGGGCCCGCTGGATTCTCTTCGCCCTGGTCCTCTCGGCGAGGATGCGAAGGTCTGTGAGTCTGTCTTCCGTTGCCGCTACAGACATCTACTTCTCGTAGCGAACCGCGAGGCCCTCTTCGAGAAGGATGCCGCTCACGGAGGTCCAGTGCTGCGGGTTGTGTGGGTTCTCGTTGGAGAAGTCCACGAAGACCAGGACGTTCGCGAGGTAGCGCCCGAAGCTGTCGGCTTTCTCGGTGTGGACGAGGATCGGGAAGTCACCCCATTGCGGGTTCACCTCGTGGATGAGCAGCTGCTCCACCCGGGCTTTGGCTTCCTTCGCCTTCTCCTTACTCTCTGGGGTCCCACCCCGAAGCTCGGGAGTGTCGATTCCCATGAGCCGGAAGCGCTGGATTGACCTCATGCCGAAGCCGAGGTCCACCTCAAGGTCTACGGTGTCTCCGTCGACGACCCTGAGACATCTTGCCGCGTATTCGTAGATTGCCATCGTCCTATCTCCTCGACTCTTCCAACAGAGTCTCTCACACGGGCCTGTCGCCCGACTATCCCGACTTGACTCGGTGCGCTCCAGCTTTAGCACAGGGCGGACAGAAGCACCGGTCCTGCACTACCTGAATCTTCCACCCTCTCCGCCGCCCTTCGGCTCGCGCCTTCTCTCCTGTCGAAGCGTCGATCACCGCTCTGGCGTCGCATTCCTCGCAGTAGAGTTCCAGTCTGTAGCCGCCGGCGATCACTTGCAGAATCTGCCGGACAGGTATTCCACTTCCTCGTCCGAGAGGATGATCTGTTTTTCTGGGCATACCTTCTGGTTCATGATGCCGCGGTAGCTCGCGGGCTTGTCTTCCATCCCGAGCATATGGCCGATCTCGTGGGCTGCGATGCACATCTGGGTTCGGGAATCGCCGGGCAGGTAGATATGGGCCTCCCAACGAAAGGGCCGGCTCGGGTCGTTGCATTGGAAGGCGCGGGCGCTGTGGTGCTCGTCTGGGATGTTCTCGTGGAACGCTTTCCCGCATGGCTCGCCGTCGGCCCCTTTGACGATTCCATCGCTGCCTGGGATAAGAAGCTTGCAACCCACGAAGCCGTTGATTAGGTCCATCGCGGCCTCGGTGGGCTCCTTGTACTCGTCGGTCCAGGCGACCCCGAAGGTCTGCTTGGCTTCCGGCAGGGCCCGGCATGCGTGGTGGAAGCTAAGCCCTCCGACAACAGCAACACCGACAAAGGTGATGACTATGTATGCGTAGTAGCGGACTTTTCGAAATGTACTCACAGGCTTCTCCTCAACTGTGAATAACACAAAAGGCCCCCGATGTGGATCAGGGGCCTGAGAGCAGCTTGGCCTTGGGGAGTTTGGGCTTCCTCTTCGCGACTCGCTTCGCTGCCCGATGTGCCAGAAGTACCGAGACCAGTACCACCGCGGACCACGGCATCAGAGAGATGTACATGGCGGCCGCGAACCTATGCGAGCGCTTGGAGTCGTCGAACTCCATCACGGAGTGCAGAGCAGAGAAGCGACGCAGGTCCCGATGATCGCCAAGATCATGAAGCCGCGGATGATGCTCACCTTGGTCTCGTCGGTCATTGCCCGGCCTTTCTACTCCAACGAAGCAGCGCGAGGTAGAAGAGATGGTTCCACCGGGCGTCGTCGAGAGCGTTGTGCTTCCCGGTGTGCTGCTCTGGCTTGATATCGGGGCGCCCTAGTTGAATCCACCACTGCTGGAGGTCCATGCACATCTGCGGGAAGTTGCTGGGTAGGCCTGCCATGTTGCCGAAGAGCCAGCAGAAGACCACCCAGTCGTAGTCCCCGTAGTAGGCCCAGAACTCCACCATGTCGTCGTCTCCAACGAACTCCACAATCTCGTCGCGGATGATGTCGCTCGGTATCCCCTGGAGGCTAAGGAGGGGGAGGACGTTGACCTTCACCCAATCGTTGCAGTTCGCCTCGTCATATTCCGAGCATTCGGCGTAGTACTCGCGCCCGTCTTCGGCGGAGATGCCAATGCTGATGAGGTCGATGGTCGGGTTCTCGGACCCGCCTGTCTCTGCGAACTCTGTGTCGATGAAGTACTTCATTCCTCTTCCTCCTCTTCTCTAATCTCTCCGGCCCGTTCCCTAACCTCTCGGAGACTCTCCTCGTACAGCTCTTCAATGGTCATCTCGTCGAGGCATTGGTGATCCGGGTCGGAGTGTTTCTGGCCGCAGCGTATGCAGACGACCCACCCCCTAGAAGGGGATGTCACTGTCGTCTCCGAAGCCTCCCATGGGGCCGTCGGGCGGTGGTGGCTCTGGTGGTCGGTCGGAGCCTTCGCCTTTGCCACTTCCGAGGAACTTCACATCGCGTGCGATGACCTCGGTCGTGTAGTGCTTCGCTCCTTCCTTGTCCTCCCAGCTGCGGGTCTGGAGCTTGCCTTCGATGTAGACCGGGCGACCCTTCGAGAGGTACTTCGCGCAGTTCTCCGCGACCTTCCCCCAGATAACGATCCGGTGCCACTCGACGCGCTCATGCTTCTCCCCGTCCTTGCCCTTCCACTGCTCGTTGGTTGCAATGTTGAAGTTGCAGACGGAAGCACCGGCCGGAGTTGTTCTTAGCTCTGGGTCGCTGCCCAGGTTGCCGATGAGGTGGACTTTGTTGAGACTTGCCATCACCTACCCCGCTTCTTATTGGCCTCAATGGCCCGGAGCTGCTTCTCCGCTGCCTTCTTGGTCGTGTGAGTCCCGAGCACCTTCTTGCCGGTCCTATCAAGGACCACCCACTTCTTCTCTCCTCGCTTGCGAATCATCTAGCCTTCGTTCCTTGCGATTGCTGCGTTGGCGAACATCACACACTCCTCCAGCTTGGTGAGCGCGATAGCCTGCTCTCGGCTTGGCGGGGTGTGGGCGAGGATCATCATCGCCAGCTCTTTGCCCTTTTCGCGAAGCTCGACGTAGCGCTCGGGCTGGTCGGACTGAGGTGAGTGGTACATGAAGTTGTTCTCCACCTGGTCCAGCGTCTTTTGGTGGGGCGTGTACTTCGGCGCCTTGCCAGATTCTTCGGTTGCGTTCTCTCGGTCGTTGTCTTGGTGTGCCATTTCTATTCTCCTATGTTGAGTGCTGAATTCCCTGGTGAGTTGTCGTAGACCTCAAGGGGCCACCAACTCGGGAAACTTCTGAGCGTCTCTTCGAGGCGGACGCTCATCTGATAAACCTTGGTCACGGGTACCCCGTGGGTCTGCCTCTTTGCGGCCACCTCCCATGGGCACATCACGGCCACGATCTTCACCTCTGCCTGGTAGGCCTGCGCTATCGCAACATACGGGGCAATCTCGGCGATCGTCGTGTTCGTATTGTCGACGACCAGCCAGGGCTCGTGGATGACTCCGCTATCCCGCATGCGGTCGGAGCCTCGCAGGTTGAAGATGAACCTCTTGAGGTTCCATCCGTGGGCTTCGGTGATTCGCTTGGGGTCGAAGTTGTATCCGTCGGTGTCGACCCAGAAGTCGTCCGTGGATAGCACATCCGCGCCGCGCTCCCTTAGGACGTCTGCGATGTGGCTCTTACCTGCGCCGGGTATGCCGGCAAGCACCGTCACTCTCGCGACGGGCGTTTTTCCTTCTTCCATCTCTGTCTCCTATCCGAGGCCGGACCACCCGACCTCTGCAAACCTTGATGCCGAGCTTGCCCCTCTCGGCCGGACGCCCAACAGCTGCGCCTCCCCACGTATCCCGGCGTTCGCCGTGTTTAGTTCATGCCCCGACCCTACTCCTTCAGGCAGGAGAAGCAAAGGCAGTCGCCGGGGTGCTTGTCCTTGACGCAGGGAATCGCGTCCGCAGTGGGCCACTCGTAGCCGTGCTTGGTGTCCCGAAAGATGTAGTCCCCCTCCTCGTAGCGAAAAGAACGCTCGCCCATTCTCTCGGCACCTTTGATGAAGTCGGGGAGCATCTTCACTGTGATCACCCGCTCATCGGTGTCGATGGCGACGGCCTTTTGTACTTGCCTGCCCGTCTTCGTGTTGATGACCGCGATGCGAATCACCCTCTTCGACCTGCCCTCTCTGGCGTCCAGAATCATGGCGTCCATGGTATCCGGGTCGGCGTCTTCCTCCAAGCCGGCGTCGGGCTCGGGATATCCCCACCGGTAGGTGCAGGCGGAGAGCAAGAGGGCGAGCGCGGCGCTACGGCTCATCGAACTTGGCCTCAAGCTGGACAGACTTCCCCGCGAGTTGGTGGGAGCAGTCCTCGAAGTACTTCAACTCGCCATCCTCAAGCACCGAGTGGCAGAGGTCTTTCGAAACGGTCGAGGTGGCGACGTGTCCGGGGTGGAATGTCGGCTTCTCGATGTCCCCGTTGAAGTCCCAGCGCTCATCGTAGACGTGGATGCCGTCGCAGGCGGGGCACCACACGATCCAGCCCCTGAACTTCCCATCCTCTCGGTCTAATCTCGCTACCTTCCTCTTTCCCATGCCGGGACCATACACCGAGCGGCTTCAGGGCCAACGGAGATTGGAATACCAGTGCCAGAGCCACATCTGGCTGGCCAGAGTCCGGCAGCGGTTCATGGGCGAGGGATTACGCCCTTGAGATGGATGGTCACTTCGTCGCCACTTGTCGTGATGTCCACGGCCTCACAGTAGTTCTGCACCGCGATGAAGTCCTCACCGTCCTCGAAACAAGAAGCGATCGCGAAGCATATCGCCTTGTGCTCTGTGAACTCGTACCCGACGCCTATCTCGCCGGCTGTTCCTACAATCTTCTCCATCTTCATGCCTATCTCCTAGTTCACCAGTCTGATCCGAGCCATCGTCGGCAGCGCCACAAGTGGTCCGGGCTCTCCGTTCTCATCAAGGTAGCGTCCCCCGGGGCCGTTGTTCCACCACCCAGTTACAACCGCGCGCCGTCCGTCTTCGAACTCCACGATGTCGTTGGACTCGCAGTCCATGCAGATCTTCCGCTTGTCGCGCGGGACCTTCTTCCGCTTCGGGACGCCGGGCTCTTTCCCGTCCTTGCCGCCGTAGAGGCTCACAGGATGAGGAGCGCAGCGGCCAGAGCAATCCAGCCCAGGTGGAGGAAGAGCAGCCAGGCCGAGGGGACCGAGCCATGGATGACCATGTAGCCCTCATCCTCGATGGTGATGACTGGGCGATGGCCGCTGTCCACCTGCCCTTCGAGAAGGACGAAGCTGTGGTCCGTCTTGATGAGGAGCCCGCGCTTCGCGAGTCGCTTCTCAAGCTCCTCCCTCTCTTGGCAGCATTCGCAGTCGTTCATTGGTTGAGGACCCATACGTACCACCGCTGGTTCTTGAAAGCGCGCTCCTCCTTGGCGAACTGGATGGCAGGCCCGAAGGGTTCAAGCCGTATCTCCCAGAACCTTCCTGGCCAGCACTTCGGACAAGGGAAGTCCTTGTGGAACTTCTCTGGGATCGCGTTGCAGTCGACGACAACCCGATGAGCGCAGTCAAAGCCCGGATCGATCACGGGTGCTTGTCCTCGGGGTGGTTCGCGAGGATTCCGTAGGCGAGGTAGCCCATCCGCGAGTCCTTCGAGAGTCCTTCGCTAATAGAAGCCATGTGGCCGAAGATTGTGCAGAACTTGAAGTGCTTCGGAAGGTTGTCGGCCCAGTTGACGGGGCAGAGCCATAGGCGCGCGCCCTTGAACGGGTCGGGCTCCTGCGGAACCTCCTCAAGCTCGCCATTCTCGTTCTCGATGACGTCCGGCGGCCCGGGCGGTTCGTTCCAGGCTCCGAAGCCGCAGGCCATCATGTCCTCGGGTCGGAGCAGGCCATCCCATGCCTTCTTCGCGAAGTCTTCGAACTCGATCAGCCCCATGCAGGGCGGGCAGTCCTTGATGAGGTGCTCTTTCCGAATGCCGGCGACCATCGGCATCGTTGCTTCGACGGTCTCGGCCCACGAGTTCTCAAACTGCCGGTCCTTCTCGTCCTTCGCCAGGTAGTCGAGCATGGCCGCGAAGAGGTAGTCCGTGGGCGTAGCTTCTTCGGGCGCAATCTCTGCGGGCCCGTACATCGGCGGCTCGAACGTCTCGGGGATTCTCGTAGTGCTGAACGCCTCCATCCCGTGGAGTTCGATCGTGTAGCCGTCGGAGCTGCCGACGTTGAACCTCTGCCGCTGCTTGCGGTAGGTCGCCTTCGCGAGAGCTTCGTAGCTGTCCTTGTAGGCGTCGCTAAAGGTGTCGATGTCGTCGAGCAGACCCCAGAGATAGAGCGCGGTGGTCCGCATGGCCTCGTACCGGTCGTTGGCCTCGATGACCTTGAGAGCCACGTCCATCGGGATCGACGGCTCGCCTTCGGTGGCCTTTGCGGCTGCGATGTCCTCTGCGTCCTCGCGTGCCTCTGCATAGAGCGGATTGGAGTCCGTCGAGATGTACCAATCGCGGGTCGGTGACTTGCGTCCGCACGATCCGCAGGTCGTGTCACCGTTCGGGCGGCGCTCTGTCATCGTGCCCTTGTTGCGCATGTCGTCCCCGCAGTAGGGGCAGTAGCCGATGGGCCGAGACTCCTCCAGCTCTCGCCGGCGCTCTTCTAGTTCTTTGCTTACCTTCATTTCTTGTCCTTCGCTTCGATGGTCGCTGCCGCATCTGCCAGCCACTTGGCCAGCGCTCGGCATTCCTTGGGCGACAGGTCTGGCTGCGGAAAGTTTCCGGGGTGCGCGTCCGTTGTGAATTGGACCTTGCTCCCGTCGACCAGCAAGGCATCCAGCACATCCCCCGCGTCGTCCTCGAACCTGAAGATCTCCGGGTCGATGAATGGGTTTGGCTTCTCGCTCATTGCTCGCCCACCGTTTCTTCGCTGAGGGAGTACTTGTACTCGTACATGCCCTCCTTGACCTCGACCGCTTCGCATGGCTCCAAGGCTTTCGCAAGCTCGGCCTTTGCCTCGTCGAAGTCCTTCTTACCTCCGACGATCGCGGCGTCCAGTGCCTGAAGCTCGCCGACCATGGTCATCCGCTTCTGGTGCATCTTCAGGTCGAACACCTTGAGGTCTTCGAGAAGCTTCTCGCGTGCATTCACCTTTCTGCGAACCCACTCCTCCTTGGCGGCGAGAGTCGTGGTCAAAGTGGTGATGGTCGTCTTCACTGGGGCGGGCTCGGGTTCGTCCACCTTCGGCGGCCTGTAGTCCTTGAGAGTCTCGCGGATGTTGGCGGCGAGTTCGTCGGCCTCTTCGATGGTGAGGATTCCCGGCTCGGTCGAGTTCCTTGGGCTGCTGAGCGCAAAGGTGTCCACCCTGGGATTGCTCGCCCCGATTCGGTAGGTGACTGCGCAGCGCCTAAAGCCCTCGGACTTGCGTTTCTCGATAGCTTCGGCCAAGGCCAGCATCTCATGACTCGGCCCCTCAACACAGGCGTCCGAGATTCGCCCCGAGTGCATGAACCGGAAAGCGCCGGCGCCAGCTCCGGGGACGGGCTCCACCCACTCTTTCTGCTGGTGCTCGGCTCGCTCGATGGTCCACCAGTCCCAATCCGAGTCTCCGTTGAAAACTAGGACGCACCTCATTCCTAAAACTCCGTCCAGCGGTTGCGACGTACCTGAACCAGCTCGACGCCGGTCGCCTCGTCCAACTCAGGAAACGAGAGCACGATGATGCCCCGGAAGTACCCAAGGACGGTGTGCCCAAGTTCTTCCACGGGGGCGTCCCGGTGGCTTTCCCATTCCACGTTGCGGAACTGGGTGTCCGACATCATGAGGCCATTGATGATCTCGGGATGCACCAGCAACCGCAGGTGCGCCGCGGGGGCGTGCTCGTAGCGCGCGCCGTCGATTAGCTCGACCATGACTTGTTTCATCTCTATCTCTCCTAACTGCCCCGGAGACCCCTTTGCTCCGGCGGCTTGTTATATTTTCGACGGGTTGCTTTATTTCAGCCTGAAATCGGCGCGCCGTCTCCTGGGGCCTTGCTGAGGTGCTCAACCCACCAGCCCAGGTCGTCGACAGCCACCGCGAAGGCTAGCCATTGCTCCTGGTGGAGCCCGATGTCGTCCTTGACGATAGGAACCAGGCCGAGGGGGAACCAGTCCTTGGTCTCGATGGCCTCAAGCTTCTGCATGCCGCCAGAGACTGGGTGGACCATGATCCGAGTCATTCGGCGCCCGGCGATGACCCCGAAGGGCGGATGGTTCGGGTCGATGTCGACCTGGAGGATGTCGGGGTCTTCGTTTTCCATAGCGCCCATCCTAGACGTGCCCTTCTGGGTTTGTCCAGGATTCCCGGAAAAAGAGATGGGGCTCTAGTGGACCGCGGCGGGCTCGGGGAGTTCCACCTCGTCATCCTCGACCTGGTCCTCCATGAACTTCCGGATCTCCTTGCGGAGTTCTTCTTCGGTGGCGTCGTCAAAGTTGCTGGTCTGCTGGACCCCGATAATCTTGGAGGGGTCACCCAAGTGGGTCTGCTGAAGCTCGAAGGCTCGGCGGCCGGCCATAGTGACTGACCGGACATCGTTGTTGTGGGCCCGGAGGACGTTCATCGCGTGGGCCAGGCTGAACTTCTTCCCCTTGGCCTTGGCGAGCTTGAGCATCTCATCGTTGACGCGAGCGGCGAGGGCCTGGGCTCCGGGATTGCGGCGGAGGAGGACGGCCTCGCTCTGGCGGACGAGTTTCACCAAGGCCTCGATCATCTCGCCCAGCTCTTTCCGGGCCTGGATGGCGTGCTCTTTGGCTGCGGCGCGGTCGGCTTGCGCCTGGAGGTGAGCTTCGCGGCGCTGTTCAGCTGCCGACACAATTCCCTCCGGTGGATTGACTAGCTCTTCGCGGACGGCCTCGGCCTCCTTGGCCTGCTGGATTCGGGCCCTCGCGACTTCCATTTCGTCGGCTAAGACTTCGGAAATAGGGGGCGCCCACTCGAACTTCTCCCAGCCTCGCTCCCATGCCCGCTTGGCAGTTGGGCGAGTGGTTCCGACGGCCTTGGCGACTCGGGTGAAATTTCCGGGGTTGTCTCTGAACGCCTGGACTAGCGCCTCATAGAACTCGACGGAGATGCGCCTCTGTCCTTTGCCTTGTTTTCCTTTACCTTTTTTCTCAGCCATGAAATGCGAAACCCAGCCTAATGTCCGGAGGTGTACAAATCAAGGTAGGCGGATAGCTCCGAAATGTACAGTTGTGCATTTCGGGGTATAGAAATCGGCGTGAGCTATCGCCGAGTAGACCCCTATCGGACTCGCCCAGACCCGTACCACCGGAAAGACCCATACGCGCGCCCTGATCCGTACCGTCCGCATGGGGCGGTCGACTGCTACAGCTTCCGGCGCCCGTGCCCGGGATGCGGAAAGGAGACGAGCTGGAACGGGGCGGGGCGGCGCGACCCCCACATCATGAACTGCATGGACTGCGGGGAAGAGGTGCGGTGGATTCGCTAGTCCAGGAGGACAAATCTCGCCGGCATTTTGTCCTTGTGGACTGAGCCCTGTGGTACACAGGAGACCGCTCCGGGGTAGCAACCCGAGCCCAGCCGGTCCGCGTCGCGCGCGCCAAGTTTGCAGCCTCCACAGAGAGGAGGATAGGAGCCGGCGGGTGAGCGCTTTTACCTGTCCGGGTGCTCGATGATCGCGACCG